ACAAGGTTAGGGTCGGTAGCTGCGCCTGCAAGAAGAAGAGATATTGCGCTTCCTGGGATAGTCATTTTGCTGCCTCCTGTGTATTACAAAGGTTTTGCCACAAGTCACTGTCACTACTGTTGAAACGTAAGCTGCGTTCTACGTTATAAGCTGTTGCAGTGCTACCAAGTAGCAGGGGAATAACGCTTCCTGGTGTTGACATATCAGCTTAAGTTAGTGAGCAGTTGAGTAGTAATCCGTGTAGAAGATTGAACTGCGTACAGCAAACAACTCACAGCACCAGCTGTTGAAGTAACAGTTGGTGCAGTACCACCACTGAAATCCCAGTAGCTGTCATAAGCAAGCGTACGTCCACCGGTACCATCTTGCGTAATCCAGATAGCACCAGATTGACCAGCAACCATATTGGTTGGATTACCTAAGGTTCTGTTCCCACCCAGGGTAACAGAGAAATGGTTAGATAGTGCAAAGTTAACAGCAATCGTAGAAGCATCTGTCAATGCAGTAACAGCACCACGGGTTGCTGCATCAAATGTACCAATGCCAGTGACATCAAGGGTGCCAGGTACATCAATGTTAGATGCCCACTCAACACCTGTACCTGCTGCATCGGTCTGCAGCAACTGGCGAGCAGTACCATCAGCAAGCTTACTGACTGCAATTTCAGCATTAGCTGCAATTTTTGCATCTGTAATGGTGCCATCACCAATAGTGCTAACATTTAATGCATCACCTGCAAGGATGCCAAAGAATGATAAGCCTGCAGCAGGTGCAGTCGTAAATGTAATACTATTTGTACTAACCGTGTAGTCAACCCCTGGCTCTTGGATAACACCACCAAGGGAGATAATTAACTGGTTAGGAGTTGCAGCTGTAACGTAATATTGACTGGTGCCAGGAGGAACTGAGGTTGTAAATGTGGTTGTTGAACCGTTGAAACTTCCAGAGATATCTGTTAATTTACGCCATTCACCTCGTGCAGGAGAATTACCAACGTATGCCACGTTTTACCAACCAAAGCTATTTATATTTTAGTTTACCTCATTAGAAGACTGTTGGCTCTTCTTCAGAAGATGCAACAGGCTCATCACCAGCAGGTACATCAGCTGGAGGAGTAGGAGGATTCAGCTGGGGCCAAGCGGAGTAATCAGGACCGGTGACATAAGCAGCAAGCTCATCGGTTGTCTTGGTCTGCTCCAGTTCATAAACTTTGCTACCAGCAGCCAAACGAAGGGATTCCCGCCAGGTCTTGTACTCAGCCAGCATGGGAATCCCGTTATCCATCTCACGGATCACCATCCAGTCGGAGGGAGAGAGTAGGGTATTGGCAGTAGTGCGGGTCTGATCACTCCACTGTTGCACCAGCTGGGCGTGATCTTTAGGAATGAGCTGACCGTCTTGATCGTAACCCCAATAGAAACGTTGATCGTAGGAAGGCGGGTCAGGAACTTCTTGGATTCCAATTGCCGTGCGTTCTTCTGGAGTTGCTAAACGCAGCCAGTTAGCAGGATAGTGAACACCGTCATGAGTAAACGCCACATCTGGCGATAACGGACGGCCATCCAAGATAAACATAAAACGCGTGCTCCTAATGTACTTATTGTACCGCAGTTAAATAAAAGCCAGCAGGTGAGTAACCGTGTTCACTTGTGGGGCGGGTTGGAAACACTCAGTCCAGCCCCCAAAATCAATAGTTGGCGTGTAGCGGTAGCGTCTGATCGCTTGCTTCAGATCTTTCTCCAGTAAGTACGCACAGTAGAAAGTGGTTTCGACGTACTCGCTTTCCACCAGTTCGTACGGGATTTGATACATCCGCTTTTCAACGGTGCGGCGAGTGATGCCAATCTTCCAAAATTCTTCACCGTCTTGACGTAGCCTCAGCAAGTACACCTTGCAGGGCACATTCTTAAGGTCTGGGCGAGCATCAAAAAACTCCTCAGTCAAATAGCCGTGGCTGCCGATGCTGCACTGCGGACACTGGTTGACGCCATAAATTGCTTTTTCGGCTTTGGTTTCAAACTCGTGCTCGCACTCTTGGCAACGGAACCAAGCATCTTTCTGGATGCCGTTGAAGCCACGCAGGTAGTCGAAGCCGAACTCAGCGCACTTTTGGCGCACTTGGTCTTCCGTAAGTTTTGCTTTTGCGTTGTTAGTACGTCGTGTTTCTTCCGCCCCACAGCCGCAGCTTTTGCTTTTGCCGGTGGTCAAGTTACTGGCTTGCATTACTTTTGCATTACCGCAATCACACTCGCAGTGCCATCTGGTTTGCCAGCGAGGACCACTGGGCGCACGACGCAAAACGCGTAGCCTGCCAAAACGTTGTCCAGCGAGATCGTTAACGGGCACGACTGTAATTAAACGGACTTTCCGCCCAAGCAAAACCAATATAAGTAGCTGCGTTGGAGTTGACGCTTGCGTCAGTTGTCCGCAGCTTGAAGCCGTTACTGGTGATGTCAAGCAGATCGGCGGTGCCTTCTGCGTCGGACAAGTTTGGATACAGCGGATCGTTGTCCACGTTGTAACCTTCGCGGGCTGTGTCTACCAATGTCCAGTTGCCAGTTGTACTGGAACATTTCAAAAGAATTAGACGCGGACGGAATCCCAGATACACAAAGCTGCCATCTGTCGATCCATTGCCTGTGTAACTGAACCCATTACTGTACCCGACTACTGTGCTCCAGAGATATGCAATGTAATTCGTACTTGCAGCGTTTAAGTTATTCGTTGCGTTGTTGGTCACCATGAACTGGGTCGATGACCAGTTGCCGGTGCCAAACGGTGAGTTGGTGTTGGTGGACGATGCCGTGCCATCCGTCTGGTTGCACTTCAGAAAATGGGTGGTGCTGGCCAGAGACCGGTGCCAGATGTAGAAGCTGCCGCTGCTGCGAGACTTGATCCATGCCATGTCCACGGCCACGCCAAGAGAATGGCTGATGTTGCGGTTGCTGGTGTTGTCGCCTGCATACCCAACAATGTCAAACCCAGCCGTAACGCTCTCGTTCCAGCACCAGGCCACGCTGTTACCTGATGGAGCCGAGTAGGTGCCTTCTGCCGCATCGCTACTGGTGCTGATGATGGCGTTACCGCCACGGGTGGTGTCGAGCAACTGATGGTTGGTGCTGTTGTTGGCGCGGTCCTTAATCCAGATCAGGTCACCACCAAAGGTGAGCGCTTCTGCCGTCGAGCGGATATTGGCACCCGTGTCGGTAACAACTTGGAATTGCGTAGAAGGCTTTGTGACTAGTGGCGCCGGGAGGTTTGCGGTGCAGAGGGCTTTGAAGCCGCTGGGAGCGGTGTAGGCGAAACTACGAGCGCCTGTGTTTAACACGCAGCTTGTGCTCACATAGTCGTCTTTACCCCAAGAGGGGAAATAGGTTCCCGACAATCCTGAGTATGCAGGGTTAGTGCCAGTAGCAGGGTTTCCGCTTTCTTGCCAGGTTCCATTCTTTGAGAAGAATATCCTGCCAGCATCAAGATCAAGGGCCACCCCAACTACGTCACCGTTAGTGTAAGTGCTGTAGCCTGTAGTTGTGTTGCTATTGTTATTTGCCTTGTAGCCACCTGATGCGTAAGCGTAAGCCGTTGAAGCACTGCCGAGAAAAGTCGAAAGGCTGCTGTCGCTTCTAGTGACACCAGTGCGGCAGGTTCCAGTAGATGTGATCGCAACCTCGAAATACCATTTCCCGCTACTCACTCCAATTGTTCCCTGGGCTAGCGCATAGGAAGCAGTATTGGATTGACTCAGATCAAGATTGCCATTGCTGTAAGTTAGCTGGGCTGCAGAGTTAGCAAGCGGATTCCAAGTGCAATAGTTTCCCCTCACTTCCCCGCCCGCACCCGTATCAGTGCCGCTCGTAGTGGGAACGTCTACGAGGCTGTCGTTGCCAGCGGGAGTAATTCTAACCAACAAACTTCCATTGACATAAACTTCAAAAATGCCTGATTCGTGGCTACCTCCGACCCCGGCACTCATTCCTAAGCTGGTGAGTGTGCCGGGAGTATTGGTTTGGTAATATTTATTATAGGCAGAGCTGTACCCATTCAGCCCATATGTCCCCGTTGCAGTTACTGCGGATCCATTGACAGATAGCACCGCTCCGGTGGCCGGATTGCCTAGCGCCCCATTGGCCATATTGCCATAGACAATTAGTAGTGAGTTGTAGGCTATAGGGGCAGTGAATGTAGCCGTGTAAGCCTGATTGGTAGTGGAGGAATTACCCACTATTCCATCGAGTGCTCTATCAAGGTAATCTCCAGCGCCCGTGTAAGTATTTTGACTTGTGGTGGAAACACTAATATTGTTCGGCGTCCAGTTGTTGCCGTTGTTCGAGCCGTCCTTGCCCAGCGTGGTCGCGGTGTTAGACGAATTGTCCGCGAAATCGAGTTTGAACCCGTTGGTCCCGTAGGTGCCGGTGTACGCCTTGGGCACCCATACGCCTGTGGTGGCGTCGAATTGGCCAAAGCTGGTGGGGTCTAGGGCTTGGCCATCCACCAGATGCACATCGGCCAGATAGGCATCGCAATAGCTATAGCCACTGGATCCCCATGTAGTCCCTATACGATTGTTTGAGTTCGCATAAATAAATCGACCAGTATCGTTTTGAGAGGGATAGACCGCCGTTGAAAAAGCTGTAACCCTAACCCCATTGACAAATAGCCGATAGCGATTGCTGCTTGTTGCATTAGTTGTGTCCCATACAAGGACGAAGTGATACCAGGCAGAAGGATCGCGGAATACTTGGCTTGTGGTCAGTGCAACATTGTAGCCAGGGTTTGTGACCGTAAAAGTATCGCCGGCATCAAACTGAATGTAAGTCGCGTAGGTCGATGACCCGTCGTAGCCAGAGAATAAACAGCTTGTGGCTCCCAGTTTTGTCCGCTTGCACCACCATGAAAGTGTTGACGTTGTGTTGCTGGTGTTTGCGGATGAAACGGTGCGCCCGCAGTAGGCACTGTCACTACTATTAAATCGTAAGCTCCTGCTAACGTTGTACCCTGTGCTTTGACCGCCTGCACCCAGTAATGCAGGATTATGAAAAATCGACATGATATAAATTCCTAATCAAGAATAGTTAGCAGTAAACACAGTATGGATACTGGTGCTGCTACGAACCACATAATCTACGCGATCTACTGCATTAGCACTACTGGAAAGAGTAGGCGCTGCCCCTGCCGGGAAATCCCAGTAGCTTCCCCAGGTCACAGTTCGTCCGCCAGTTGCATCCTGCACTAGGAAGATAGATCCGCTTTGCCCTGCTGTCAAGTTCGTTGGGTTAGCAATAGATCGGTTGCCGCCAAGTGTAACCGTGAAGTTGCAATTAGCTGCAAAGTCAGGAGTAATAGTTGCACCATCTGTCAAAGTTCCAATTTCTGCAACAGCTCCATTCTTAACTGTTACAACACCGCTGGAGCCAACACTAAAACGCAGGCTGCCACCAGTAGCAATGCCAATCTGATCAGCACCAGGGCTGTACAAACCTGTATTAACATCACCAGTAAACGTATAAGATGGTGCACCAGCAGTGCCTAAGTTATTAGAAAGCTGACCTGCGCTACTAACACTAAACCTTAAAACACCAGCTGTACTGAACCCAAGTTCGTTAGCAGCAGGGTTATAGATGCCCGTATCAAGGTCTGCATCAAAGGTAATACTAGGAACTGCTGCACTACCACTTGGGAAATTTGCTCCTACGTTAACATAATCAGAACCAGCAAGGATAACACCGAAGAAATCAGCACCCGTACTTGGAGCCGATGCAAAAATAATATTGCCACCACTTAAACGGAACCCTTCTGTACCGCTATCATCAGGACGCTGTACAACACCACCAACAGAAATTAAACATTGTTGGGAGTTTAACGGAGGTGGAACTGGAGCAGCCCCGTTAACACGTAAAGGAAAACTGGTAGTACTACTGTTAAACGATCCACTAATATCGTCAATATTCCGATAGGTAGGATATGCTACCTGCAGGTCGTTACCAAGATACGCCACAGTTTTTCTTTAGTCAATAATTGTTATTCTACTGGAGTTGTATTAGGACCAGCAGTAGAAGGTGCTTCAGGCCACTTGATCTGTTGTGGCTCATATCCTTTATAGGTTTGAGGAAGATCACGTAGGATTTGCCGATATCGTGACCACTCTCGTTGATCAACCGTGCATCCTGTTGTCATGGTCCAATCGGTTTGCTCCAGCAGAACATCCCGTTTAATTCGGACTTCCTCCCAAGTGGCTGGTTCAGCTGCTACAGCTGCATCATCAGCTTGCAGTTTACCTAATTGGAAATAGATGATCTTTAATTCAGCTTCTATTTCTTGTAAACGTTGTTCTAAAACTGCAATGCCGTAATTAGTTGTTAGGCCCATTGTTATGGCGTTTGCTCAAGGTAGCTAACAACAACATCAAGAGCTGATGCTGTATCAGAACGCGCCTGTAATTTATCGCCTGACTGCAAAATAACTTTATTACCGTTGACCAATTCTAAGGAGGAACCCGCAGGCACTGGTGCGTTCCGAATTAAGTAAACATCGTCACCACTGTTTCGGTTTAAATAAACATCAACATTGGCACTGCTTCCAGTCTTATTGGAAACTAGAACACTGAGGATGATCAGTGTTGCAGTGCCACCTGACGTAACGACAACAGCAGTCGGATCTGTAATGACAGCAGTAACCAGACTGGATTTGGTGTCGTTTTTAAACGTATTTGCCATGTCAACCTAAGGCAACAATAAGAGGAATGTTGTCAACGTTTGTGAACGAACCGCTAACTGTCAAGCTACCGGCAATCGAAACGTTCCCGCTAAACAGTGCGGTACCTGATGAATCTATTGTAACGCGGGCAACACCACCCGTTACGATAGAGATTTGGTCAGGACCACTGCTCAGTAAGCCTGTATTGGGATCATTTGCAAACTTCAAGGCACAGCTTGACAGGCTGCCTGGTGAGAGGCGCATGTTGGTGCCATCCTCCCGGAGGAGAGGAAAGCCACCAGCACTTACACCATCATGAACAACACAAATGTTCTGTGATGTATCAACGGTAACTTCACCTAAGGCACCAATAAAGCCAGCTGTTTCAGCTGTTGTGCCTCTTCTGAACTGTACTTGTGTTGACATAGTTTTATCCTAATGCAATTGCAATTGCAGTAGCAAAGTCCTGAGTAGCGGCAGTACCTGTTTCATCAGGCAGCGTAAATGTGCGATCAGCCGTTGGATTTGCTGGAGCTAATACCGTTTCAAAGGCATCAACACCAGAACCTTCAAAGGTGATGCCAGAAGAATCCAGAACAATGCTGTTAGCTGTACCAACAGCCTTAACATAAATAGCATCTGAAGTTAACGAAAGTAAACCCGCAACTGTTGTGGTTGTACTGCCTAATGCAACAGATGTTGAACCAAGCGTAAAGCTGGAGTTCTGCAGTTGGCTGTTGGGAATGGCGCTGGTGCCAAACTCACCTGTGCTGCTGTTGTAGGTTAAACCGGAACCAACAGCAACACTGAAGTGAGCGCGTGCTTCGCTAGCAGATGGACCTGTGTATGTAATAACGCCAGTGGTGTTGTTATAGCTAAGAGAACCATCACCACCGCTGTCTGTAACGCTAATTGCCAGGCGGGAGCGGGTATTGGTGTAATAAAGATTGGTGTTCTCAGGAACAACGCTGGTATCTAAAGTTGTTGCAACAGCTTGATTACTGACATTACCTAAAAAGATACGTCCACTATTGAGGTTGGGAGTAGCGTTAGTACGACCCGGACCAAGAACAAGAACACGACCATTAACACCAACATCAGTAACCTTACCGATGTTTTGAATTAAGTTTCCCTCTCCAGTTGGAGGCGTTGTTGTAAACGTACCTGGTGTTGTGCCGACATAAATTGTCTGGCCAACAGTGTAAGTACTGGTATCAATTTGTTTTGCAATACCAATAGCAACAACACTGCCGTTATTGCCACTAGGAATCTGCTCATAGGCCAGGCCAATGGCTGGCATCTTGGCAGGATTACTGGCGTCAGCAGGGGCTACAAGCGGACGGCCGGAGGCATAACCTGCAATGTAAACTGGAGTACCACGAGGAATGGCAGAGCCAGTTTCATTACGAACTAGCTCAATGATGGTGGCAGCAGGGCCAACGTCATAAGCAGGAGAGTTACCAAGAGCAACAGCTGTTGTAATACCAAACGCATCAATAATGTTAATAACACTATTGGTTAACGAGGCATTTGGAATATTTGCTAAAGAATATTGGCCAGTGCTGCTGTTATAAGTAATACCCGTTGCTGTTGATGCGCTAAACAACCCACGAACAACAGAGTCGGTAACCTGAGTAAAGGTAAAGGCGCCAGTACTGGAGTTATAAGTTAAGCTTCCAAGTCCAGTATTAGGAGCTGGATTTGTCGTTGATAACGAGATAGACCCGCGTGCACGAGTATCTGTGTAGTAAAGATTAGTACCTTCTGCTAGATCAGTTGTAGTATTACCAGCAAGATCAAGCTTATCTGTAGGAGTATTGACCTCCTGAAAATAACCGTTGACTAATGCTAGGGCTTTACGTGTTGCCATCTTATTAGCTCAGAAGGATAGGAACTTCGGGTTTAATGCAGAGTTGGGCAGTGCTTCCTGCCTCTCCAACCCGCGTAACAAATTGACCTGCTGTAGAAGGCGGCGTCAAGGTAATGGATCCTGCACTGGCAGCAGATAAGAAATAAATTTCACCTTCATTCAAGCCAGAAACTGACAAAACTCCACCAACTTGAATAGTAATTGTTAGGCCAGTGCCTTTATTTTCTTTTGCAAATCCAAGGACAGTTGCTTGATCTACCGTGCCACTAGCAATTGCTTTATAAACTTTTCCGTCTGCAGAGCTAACATAAACAGCTTGACCTTGTACTAATGTTTCTCCTGCAATCAGATCAATCTCCAGGCTACCTGCACGCCTGGTAGGAAAACCTTCTTTTAAATCAATGAGAGCATCGACAAGACCACGGTAGTTTGGTGCATAAGGTTCTCGTGCCATTGTTACACCTTCTCCAATCATCAGGTCAACAAGGACCGCCAGAGCACCTTCAATATTAGGTTCGTATCCGGTAGCCACAAATTAGCCCTGCCTTAAATGTTATTCTAATTCGTTAAACCCTTTAGAATAAGTAGAGGAAAAAATTCTGTAGATGACACCTGAGGTAATCATTGCAGCCATTACCGCAGGGCTTGCGGCATTTACTGGGTTGTCAAAATCGCTTTCAACCTTTAACGAACGGATTAATGCCAGGTTTGAAAAGATTGAAAATAACTATGACCGCCTAGAGAACACGATCATTCGTGATTACGTTCTTAAGCAAGATTTTCTCAGAGAGATGCAAGCTGTTCATCAGAAACTTGATCGCATCTGGGACCATATGATGAACCACAAGATTTAAACAGCAACCCAACTAGCACTGGTGCTGTTATAGATATAGAGACCTGGAGCAGACTTGTCGTAGTGAAGCTGACCATCAACGGGGCTGCTTGGGAAACCGCTAGCTGACGTGGACACTACAGCTTTAGGCAACCGCCAGGTGCTGCCGTCATACACCTTAAAGATCTGCGTGCTTGCTGTATCTAACCAGCTTTCCCCTTTTGAAAGAGAAGTGTAACCAGTAGGTACAGCGTTAGGAGCAGTGTTGCCAACATGGATGGGGCCAACCTTAATGAGGTTGGGTGTTCCCGCGTTATCACGGAAGTACAGGCCAGGCTCAGTAGCGTTGTAATTGAGCGCAAGTTCTGCATCACCTAAACGACTGGGAAACACCCTGTCATAAAGAAGACTAGAACGTAAACGTAGGATTTGAACTGCCATGTTTAGTTATTCAGATAAACGCCACAATCAATCTGTGTAAAGGGCGGTGTTGTCGGTACACCGTTGACATATGTACCGCAGTCTAGAACATCTGGTGTTCTTGTTCCTGTAGCAGGATTGTAATCAAGTGGAGTTCCATTTAAGTAGGTACCGCAATCAATCTCACCAAAGCGGAAGTCAGAGCTGTAGTCTGTTAATGGTTGATCAAGCATACCAAATTTGGCAGTCTTGATCAGGTCCATATCAATGTTGAGCATCTTCTGCATGACCGTCAACATTGTGTTGGTAACGTTTAACGGAGTGCCTGTAAAGCTAAAGCGATCACTATTGGGATCATTGGGATCGTATTGAGCATTGCGGCGGATGTTATCTGTCACCAGCTGAGTCACCAGGTTGGGGTCATAGTTACCTACCTGTGTTGGCTGGTTGCGGTCCCCACTGATGGATTTAGCGCCAGTCCAGGGCATCCCGTAGCCCATCATTTGCAAGCGTTCAGCCGATACCCGAAGCCGTTCATTCTCTTTCTCTAGACGCTTGAGGAAGATTTCAATGGACTCACCAGCTGGCGGGTCATTGGGTTCAAGCAACCAAGTGCCAATATATTCGTGTGGTTTTAAGTTGGTTACTTTGCAATAACCACCCGTTGTTTGACTAAAGGGATAGATAATAACAAAGTTATTAGCATCAATAATCTGACTAACAATATACTCACCAGTAAGAGCATTTCCGCTTGTAAACTCAACATTAACGCGGGTATTTAAGCCTAAACCGTGAGGCTCATCCGTTGTAATCGTGATGTTAGGACCTGATTGTGTGTAGCGTCCGCTCAGGTTTAAGGGATCATTCCCTTCATCATGAACAATGGACCACATGGCAGCATAAATATGTTTACACCACCGCAGTTGATAGTACGCCAGTAAAGGTCTAGACTGCTCAGCACTATCTTCATATGTGGGAAGCTGATAAAAATTATTGATTACAACATAGCCAAAATCTGAATAAACACCAACATCATCTCTGGTTTCAATCAGATTGCCATCACGATCTAATCGGTAACCAGGTCGAACCGACCCTGCAAGTGTATTAGGAAACTTGCGACGCTCCTGCTCTTTATAAAAATCAAATGTTTCCCGCTTTAAATAGTCTTGGCAAGTGCATTGATAACGTATCTCTGTTGTTAGAAACCGGCCTACAGTAAATCCTCGATGAGCAGGAACAACTGTCTTTGGCACGCCTTGACTGGTGTTAGATGGAAGATTAGTAACTGGATCAAATAAACGCGTTCCATAACTATCATCACGTTGGAACAACACTTCATTGGTTGATAAATCAACACCAGTAACGGTATAGCCGACATAATCATCATAGTTATATCCACGGATTCTGCGATTAACAACCAATCCACCAGATGTAACGCCGCTGCTTAAAGTTGTAATGGTGAACTGAGTACTATTTAAAACAGTTACTGTGTACAAACCAGAGGTTACTGCACCGCTGGTTACAGCCACAAACACTTCATTTCCGCTGGCAAGTCCATGGGCAGCAGTGCAGGTTACGGTGACTGTAGATCCTGCTCGTGAGTAGGTGGAAAAGATGCCAGGGTCACGCTCAATAACCCTGTCTACCAGGCGCTCACCGGCAAAGAAGGTCACTGGTGTTAGGATAGAGCGTAGACGCACCCGTTGCTGAACCCAGTTTGGATCTGTAAACGTGGTGACCTTAAAGAGCGTTACATTGCCACTGGTACTAATTGAGCTTGCTGCTGTACAAGTAAAGGTATTGGTTGTGGTGCTAGTAATGGTTAACGTGGCATCAAGTGCTGCGCCACTGCTGAAATCCAGATAGATAGAATCACCAACTTTATACCCATGCTCAACGCTCGTAATTGTTAAGGTCGTCCCACTTTGTAAATAAGTTCCATTCTTTGCTGCTTGCATGTAGCGCACAGCAAGAATAGGTAAACCAAAGTTATAAAAATTAAATGAGTTGGCATCACGCACACCAACCATTTGCTCTCCAATCTCGCTATGTGTACTTGGAAAAGTAAACATTCGAGCAGGAATAAATACTCCAGGGAACTGCTGAAATGCGCAGTACATCCTGAAGTCACCACGGGTATTGCGGCCTGTTGCTCCGCTTCCCAAATAAGTTTGGGTTAGCGTGTACAGCTCATAACCACGCCTCCAGCGGTTCCACATGGAGTCATGATTGTAGAAACGAATTCGACTGACCTGATTACGATCAGCCGGTTCAAAATCAAACGGATTAGTATCTATTCCTAATTGATATTTAGTTGGTTTTTTATTGATCTTGTCGGAGAAGTTTTTGAAACTACTATCGAATCTTCCACCAAAACTATCTTTACGCCTAGGCATTTAAAGATAACCCTTCGCGGGGATCTCCTGGATAAGGATAATCTACTTCTTTTATACCCATCATGCGTCGCCAGTGATTGGCCATTTGCACAGCAAGTGACCAATTCAAACGATTTTGTTCTTTTGACCAGGATTCAATATCCTTCACGATCAATAGAAGCCGCCTTGCACACAAACATAGAAACCGTTGGTCAGTGCTGTAGTACCGCTAACAGCTGCATAGAGGGCTTGCCCACGCTCCATTACCAGACCGCGCATCTTGGGCGACACTTCGTTGTTTGCAGAACCGAAGTTGGCACCAGCATGGGGCACAGGGTGGTTGATCAGAGGCAGCACTTCATTGAGCGTTAAGCTATAAGTTTGGCTAGCAGCAACAGCAGGAACGCTGACAGTAAAGATAGGGAAGAACTGGTTGGTGTTGGTAATAGAAGAAGTACCAACCACATAAAAACAAATGTCAATGGGTTGATAAACATTGACGTTACCAGACGTTGTTAATGTGCCAGCGCTGGTAACAGTGAAGTTTGTGGAAGTAACAGCAGTGACAACAGCAGTTTCATCAACAGCTGTACCACTGGTGTAATCCAAATAAACGGATTGACCAACTTTTAAGTTGTGGTTTGCCAGGGTAACAACCACAGAGGTGGTACCGGTTTGATCGTAGGTACCAGCTGCAGGAGATGCTGCATCCAAGAACACATTACGTTCTTTGGTATAACGCAGCCAGATCTCATCAACGTAGGCGCCGCTAATCGAAGTATCTGTTAAGGAGCTATCAACATCAAGAACGTTGGTTGCGTTACCCACAGCTGTTGGGATCAAGCTTGTGGAAAACAATTGGCCAGAAGCAACAGTTAATAGAGTGCTGTTGAGAAATGGCCGGTCAATCATTGCCGGCTGTTTATTGGTAGAAGAACTAGCCATTCCTTCTGGTTAACGTTATTTGCTAAAGCTATTGTAGCGCAGGTTCAGGCAAACAGCTTCTTAAAGATCATTGGATCAAGTTGCTGCATCCCTTTAATCTTGCTCCCTGCCATCCGATAATCACCAGGGAGGGGGCGAGTTCCTGGAGCACCGTCACCAGGTAGAGGCCTTAGCCCTGGCTCATAGTCACCTGCTCGTGCACCAAGGCCGCGTCCCCTTGGCGTTACATCACGTCCCTGGAGTGGATCAATCATTGTCCTTTATGTTTGGTAGCAAGTTCAACAGCACGCCGTGCTTTTTTTGCAGCAGGTGTGTTTTCTACAAATTGTTTACCGCTGCGGGACTCCCGCTGTTTCTTTTCATCCGTTTGCTTGCGCTCTTCTGGAGACAGACGTGCCCATGCTGCTTTGGGTAAGTAACGCTCTGTGCTTTTCTTACCCGGCTCAATTGCTTTATCAGCCATCGTTAATTGGTCCTCCGTAGAGCCACGCATCACAGGTCCGTGCTGCAGCACACTTGAACTTAAAAAGCTGGCAATAACCTAAGTTGGAATGATCTAAAACGTCATAAGGATCTGCAACACCATTCTCATTGATGCCTTCAATGATGCAATCCAACACCAAACCGGATTGATCAAATGCTGCACAGTTACCGCAACGGGCAGACATCACAGTGTCAACATCACTGTGCCACATGTCTGCTTTCTTCTCCCAGAACCCAGGGTCAGGTTCATCGGGATTTAAAGGACCATAAGCAAAGTTATCAATGGTCCAATTGCGGTTTTTGATATTTTCTTTAATATCAGTTGTAGCACGAGGACATGACTGCCCTACAGCAGTAGCAGTTTTACCAAGCAGAGCTTTTGCTTTGAACTCTTGCATTATCCTTTGTTCTTCTCGTACTCAGATTTGGTCATCCACTTCTGCTCACCCCAACGCTTCAAGGATTTTTGTCCTTCTGTTTTTTCTCCTTTGTAACCACCACCTTTCTTCTTGTATTCTTGCGCCAGGAGTTGAGCTTTACGGGCACTCCACTGACCTGGCTTACCACCTTTGGAGCCAGCCATGATGCGATCTTTAATGCGTTCACGCATTTCTGGTTTGGTATATGCCATCAGAACTGATTTTGAATTGGTCTTTTATTAAGAATAACAGGAGGCACTGCATCCGTTGCAGAACGATCTACCTCACGCATGTAAGCAGGATTGTTTAGCTGATAGCGTGGATCATTGCTACCGTTGTAACCTACAACATAAGAACAAGGGCTGTGTTGTTCTTTCATTTGGGGTTGAAACGGATCAGCAAAACCAGCTGTGGTCATGCTGTAATCCTGATACATATTACTGTAATTAACAGGATAAGCAGAGCTGTAACCGGGAACGTTTGCGAATCTCATGCAAAGTAATTGGTAACAGGTTGGCTCTGCATCATCTTAACCAAACTGTTTACAGAGAAAGGAGAAGTCTTTTTCTCAGACATCTTTGCAATGTAGTTCTTCAGATACTGCTCAGGTGTTTGTTGTTCTTCTTCTTTCTTACCAGTTTGAATAACGATGTTAATGGACTGAGGCAGATCACCACCAGCAGGTTGCTGCCCTGGCTGTACCTGTGGAGATTGCTGATTACCTAAAGAGGCTTCCTGCCCACCTTTGGTATGGAGCAATTCAATCTCATAACCCTCTGGTGTTTGAATAGTTCCTAAACCTTTGCCAGGTTTAAAAGCACCTGCTCCTTTCCAATAGAGCGGGGTGCCACCGGGAACACCAAAGTCAATTCCCTTGTGAAATGTTGAGGCACCAGCAGTGGGTGCAGACCGTGGGCCAAAGCCCGAGGTGATAGGGAAGGACGGTTTAAATCCGTCTTGTGTTTGCTGGTAAAGGGGAGTTTTTGCCTCCCCTACAACCAAGTTTTGCAGGCCACTGCGCCATGTGCTGGGGTCAATATACTGCCCACCTTTTTTAACACGAACATCAAGGTGAGGTCCGGTTGTTGGAAAGATATCCTCTCCAGGTTTTGCAACATAGCCAGTATGGATGATGCCTGCCATAACTATTTAAAGTAATTAGTAGGCTCTGTTGTTACCATCTGTTGCGCCAACTCCATTGGAGATGGGATAGATGAGCGCCTATTCTTTTGATATTCTAATAGGAAACTTAAAGGATCACTAGCTGCTGTTTGTGTGGTCTTAGCTCCATCGGCAATAATGATGTTAATGTTTGGCATTCCTGCCTGTTGCATTTGCTGCTGTTGAGGTTGCTCGCTAGCAATACTTCCTGTTCCAGCTTTTTGTTTTTGTTGCTCGTAGTATTGATACAGGTCACCGAGTTTTTTAGAAGGTTGCCCGTAGTAACTTCCTCCACTAGATGTTGGCAATGCAGCCCACTCTGGAGCAAGCTTGTTAAGAACAGTTCCAAATTTTTCTCCTTTTAGGAAGGGGTCTAATGCGCCTCGCTTTTTATCAATCAAATAAAGAGCAGCAAGGTCTTGGGATTTGGGATCAAACTGAGTTAAACCAAGTGCTTTTGCTGTGCCCTGCCAGGTAGGTTGCAGAAACTGATAGGCGCCAGCAGCAGTACTGGTGTAACCACCACTTGAAATAGCTTTATTAGGATGTTGCCATCCTTTGGAGGTGTCGAATTTGCTACCACCAAACATGGTTTGATAGCCAGCTTCCCCTGGCGTGCCCTCTGCATAGCGAATGGTATTGAGCAGAGCACGTACCTGAGGACGTTGAAGCAGTTCTTCGTAGCGTTGGTGCAGATCCGACATGGGCTTACCGGTAGTTGTACTCGAAGTAGAAGCGGGTACCGATGGCCACGTCTGCTGGTCCGGGTAGAGCTTGGATAAATTCAGCGCCTTCCCGCTCGAAGCGATAACGGGCTTGCATAGGATTCCTATAGTTAGCCACGTATAAGTGCAGAGCTAAGCGATCCGTTTCATACAGATAAATCTCCGTCCAGGTTTTAAGTGTTTCTTTGAAATCAGTCGTTGTGATAGTACGGTCAACATCACCAGCGATGTTTTCTAACCGGTTACGAGGAACTGAATTATTATTCACACTACCTGTCATGTCGGTGCGTTTCTCCGCCTCATCGCACCGACCGACTTGTTCGACCAATTTCGCGTACCAGAAAGAATCCGGTACATTGTTCAAAGCTTCCTCAAGCCTAGCAAGATCACCAGCAGGAATAGATGTGGTGTTATATCCTAGGTGCCAGCGAATCTTTGACTTGAGGAAGTTATCAAGTTGCATTATTCAACTCGAATAAGATTTTCTTTGATAATTTCGTCCCAATCAACACGCTTGATAGCTTTAAGTTGATCTAAACGGACAAACTTTTCGCCGGGCATTGAGGTTTGTAAATCCTTAATATCCCGTGCTGTTTTCAATCCTACTCCAGGTAAATGGTCTGCAATCTGCCTGGCACTCGCAGTATTGAGGTTAATGCGAGTATCCAGTGGGAAAGTTTCTTTATTGGTAGGAATAGGAGGATTAACGCCTTCTTCTTTTAGCTGCTCAGTGAGGCGTTCTTCCGTCCGATCCTTCTCATTGGTAGCACCAATGTGGGGAACCAGATCATCGCGTTCAATGTACAAGACTTCATCTTGTGCATCAATACACATCATGATCCCATCACCGTGGTGAGAAATCATTTCAACGAGTTGGCCAGTTGGTTTGTATTGGTAGAGCATTCAAGAGAAATGACAACTACCAATACAATACCAACCTCAACTCAGCTAATCAATACAGATCAGCTATCGGTGCCACCCACCTGAGAAGCAAAATCAATGAACTCATTGATATCTTCCCAAGCCACAGCAGCAGCCGGACGCAGGTAGTTCACGCGGCAGATAATGTAGCCAGCTTTGCCAGCATCCTTATCGGTCGAGCTGATGAACACACCGTCACCATCCACGGTGGTGGAGGTCACACCGTTCACGTTGAACACCTTGAAGGTGGTGTCCGAGGTGACGCGGTAGAACATCGAGTTGGCAAAGTCACCTGCCACGATGCCGCCAGTGGTCACGCTAGTGGTGAAAGGCAGGTCAGCAATGGTGGTGTCGCTCAGACCCTGAGCAAACAGGGAGCTGGTAGCAGACACAATGGAGCTAGCAGCAGCCAGACCATTTGCTTGAGTTGCAGGCACACCGAACGGAGCGCCAGCGTTGTTAGGACCGAGCAGCAGACCCTCAGTGCTGGTACCACCGATATCAGCGGTAACAGGCGAGGCAGGGAAACCAGCCAAGCCGCCAGCAGGGATGTCCTGAGCAATGGCGATAGAAGCACCGTAGATATAAGCAGGACGTGCCGAGGAGGCAGACACTACCAGGGAAGTGCGGTTATCGCGGACCCGATCATCAGGACGACGATCAGGAGAAGGAACAGTAATATCAAAGCTCTTGTAGCTAGCTTTGTCAGCAGCGAGGTTGTCGATTTTGACGTAGCCAATCAGCTCAAAAGCTTCAACACCAGGCCAGCCATACACACCTTCGGTGTTGTAGGAGGAGAGGCGGTTGATTTGGTTACCGGGCTGGAGAATAGCACCAGCGTTGGACTTGTAAGTAGCCATTGTTAATTACCTCCTTCCTCAAACGATGGTGAACGCAGTGGTCACAAAGTCCTTGTTCAGGTTGGCGAAGCCAGCGTACAGCTGCCAAATCAGGATGATAAAGCGGCTGAAGTCATCATTGTTATTGATGAGCACCTGAGCGTTAGGACCACCAATGCCCACACCCACGGCTTGAGGACCGAAGAACAGTGCAGGAGGAGTGTCGTGAGAAACAGCACCAGCGCCGTCGCCAATGTCAACGGTGATGGTCTTGGAGGGGAAGTTGGTGGACTCGAAGAAACGCACACCTTCAAACACGAAGCCAGAAGGCATGGTGGGCTCACCACCAACGAATTGAGCTTGGCCGTACTGACCACCGCCATAGATGGCAGCGTTAGGGTTCATGCCGCTCATCAGCGGGTTACCAGCGGCAAAGCCGGGGTAACGAGCCACTTCACGGAAGCCCTGATCAGCACGCAGATCCTTCATGAAAGAGGGATCAGCAATACAACGGTAGTAACCGTCAGCAAACACGGGGACGTTACGCTTGCGGAGGCTCTTCACCACCTCAAGCAGGTCGGTCTTCACGTTGAACTTATAACGCTCAGAGGCATACTCAGTAGCGGTATAAGCAGTCAGCGTGGTAGCGCCGGTCTTTGCTTTGTTGTTGGGATAGTAGTAACCACCCTGGGTGTCGGAGGACTGACCACGGGACTCGGACTTGAACAGTTCGTCCAGGAACACACGGTCGCGCCAGCGGCGGTAGTCATCCAGCAGGGTCAGCGAACCGATGGACTGGTGGAACATGTTGAGGTTCCCGGTGTCCAGCAGCAGACGCTGAGCGGTCATCAGAGTCTCACGAGCAATCTTGAAGGTGCTCGGGAGGTTGGCGTTGTTCGGATCTGCAGGACCGGTGTACTCACGCAGAGACACCAGCACCTTGTCCTTAACGATGGACCGGCTGTTAGCAGTACCGATGGTTTGATCCTGGGTACGCTCACGGTTGGTCTTGGTACCAGGGTTACCCCAGAAGCGGTACCGGTCTAACTGAACCGTTTGGCCGGGCTGTTTGGTGAAATCGTGGACAACCACAGGCTCGCAAGCCATTTCCACGATATAAGCTGGGTGGGGACGGTACAGCTCCGCGCCCAACAGCTTGGGAAAGTCGTTATCAATAAACATGTTGGTTATTCAGCGTAGTTTTAGCTGACACCGGAGATCCAGAAAGATCCCTGACTTGTGGCAAAGAGCCACGGTAAATCTGGGAACTTCCGCCCCATTAATAAAATTATAGCAATACTTACTTATTGCCTTTATTAATTTTGCCCAATTTGCTGGACAAAGGAACGCAAAAACCTACCTGCACCAAGGCCGCCTAATGCTGCAGCCGCTGGAGCGATTACATAACCTGCAGCTTGGAATGCGCCAGGGGCAGGGGATACGGGATAACCAGCCTGGTTAACAAGTTGCGTGCCACGACGGCTGGCCTCAATCTCAGAAAGAATGCGACCACTGTTATTGAGATAGTTCATCCCTAAAGCAAGGGATGCAGCACGACGCGCAGAAGGAATAGCAGCACTAACACCAATCGTGGCTAACCCTATCACATTAGGATTGACGCCACCATAGGTATGACGTTGGATCCATTGGAGTGGGCCACCACCTGCTTCAATGGACTGGTGGCCAAGCTCATGGCCAAGGGTAAACTTACTTGCTTTATCAACGTTCAAAGAAATTGCATTCTCACCTAGCTTTGAATAGCTGGCGCCAGATGGCTGAACGTTTGCAGTAATGGTTGGATTTAATCCTGTTTGTTGAGTATATTGACCAACAATTTGATTAAGGGCTGGCTGCTCAAAAGCAGATCCAGTCTCCTGCATTCCACGTTGTTGATATTGTTTAATGGCACCACGTTGTAAAGCACGTGCACCAGCCATGCCAGCTAGTGCAACGCCACTTTGCAATGCTGTTTTAGCAGCTTGATTCACTCGGGATCAAAGTATGGTTCAACATCTTGGTAACCGGCAGAACGGTTCCAATAGTTGTAGCTATTAGGAGGCAGAGGACCAATCCGTTCATACGGGTTGTAGTCCATTGGTTGCAGTGTTGCCATTTCAGAGCGGATCTCTGGGATCAATTGCTCTGTATAAGCTTTTAATTGTTGCTTTGCTTTATCAGCTTTAGACATCAGGATTCAGCCTCAGGTCCGTTGTTGTACATGGCCTCTGGCCCCATTGCAGCACGCAGTAAACGCTGACGCTCTTGCGCAGTCTTCATGTCATAGGACATGCGCATCTGTTGCATACCCAGTGGAGAACCGGGTTGGTTTAAAGCGATATAGCTTGTTTGTAAATCAGAAGGCATTACGTTACCGCCCATGCGTCCTGCTTCGGGTGGAACGCGGTTACGGGGATCAGTGATGTGATACCCCATCAAGGCATTCATGCCAGCATTAGCACCCATGCCACCAACAAAGGCACCAGTCATTGCAGCGCCAGCAGCGGCAAGACCGACATCACGTTTTTTGATAGCACCTTTCATTCCAACAGAACTACCAAATTGTTGAGCCTGGCTACCCATGGTCTGCAAGAATTGTCCTACTTTCTGACCAACACCACTGCTTGCAGATTCTGCTGCTTTCATTCCTGCTTGTGCAACTTGTGCACCCTTTTGTTCAATGCCACGTGCAATGCCGCCTCCTAAATAAGCAGCTGCAGTACGTGCAGATTCTGGAAGCATTGCCATATCTTTAAAATAAAAAAGGGGCAGTAATCACTACCCCTTATTCTAAACTCAATTGTTTTTAAAGATCAGTCCATCACCAGGAGTTTCTGGCGGAACACACCGGGATTGCGCTGAGCCTGCGACAGATAACGCCAAGCATTTGCAGGGTCACGTTCAGCCACGTTGCCAAAGTTATCCCAGAAGTTTTGCGAATCCATGTCTAGCTGAGGACTGGGAGGAACTGGCATATTGGCCCGCTCCAGAGAGGGGTTGTAGTACTCCTGCTCAGGATAAGCTTGCTGCTCTTGATAACCATAAGCAGGTTGCTCATCTTTAACGGGGTAGGGACCGTTCTCACCGAAGAACTCACAGGTGTAATCAGCCAGTACATCAGGATCAGTCAAGATCCGTTCGTAAGCTTGATGTTCCTGGGCCAGTTCTTCCAGCAGTTGAACAGCTTCTGTCAGTTGCTCATAACGAGCAATCAAAGCATCTTCAACGGTGCAGGCATATTCATTGAGAACAGCAGGAGCATCGGCACCGAAGTGATCAATAACCTCAAGACTTTGAGGACTTACCCCGTTTGCGAGGAGCTGCTGCGTTGTTATTTCCTGCGATGTTTGGGAAGAGTTGGGCGAGTAACCCTGGCTGGACGGATAGATCGGGGCTGCCGAATTGTTGCTGTACCCCACGCTCTGTTGGGAACTGAAGCTGGCCGGGTCGATTCCTTGTGTCGGTGCGGACTGTTGACCCTGGAACGGGAATTGAACTGGTGAACTCAGGAGTGACACCACCCGGTTGAACGCTTCCTTGTACGGGTTCTCCGCTGTAGGTTGGGACGGCTGGTACGACTGGATAGGGGCGTAAGGTGCCGCCGAGATCTGCGCCTGCATCTGGGGCGCTGGTGCTTGGGCCGGCTGGTAAGGTGCCACCCACTGGCTGGTTGTTGCCACCGGAGCCTGCGCTGCCGTCTGTTGTGCTACCGGCGCCGCGTAGCTGCTCGGCGGGGTCGAATACTGTTGGGGTACCGATTGGATCGGCGCTGCGGTATCGGCCTGCATAAGTTACCTCTTTCTGGAGACTTTCGAGTGTTCTGTAAAGGAATGGCGTCAGATCAAGACGCGGATCAGCTGCCAGAGGGAGATCTGGGCGCTGGGGGTGAGGAGTGCGCATCTCTTGATTAATGAGATCAAGGAACGATGCATACGCTCGTTGCACTTGGCCAACCATCCGGAAGGGATAACCAGAGAGCATTTCTGCTACCTCGTCATCCGTCTTGGACGGGAACAAGTACTTAAGTGCCTCAATACTATCAACACCCAATTCTTGTAAGTTACGGGTAAAGATAGATTGATTAACTTTGTCCTGTGGCGTGTCTTCATAAACAGGACCCATCCAGCGCCAAAGCACTGTGCGGTCGCCGTCAGGGGCAAGACCAATGACACCATTAGGAATTTCTTTGGTTTCAAAAGCTTTATCGAGAGCTTTCTCTAAACCCTTCTCATACTTTTCTTTTGCTTTTTGATGTTTCTCTAATGCTGCTTCATCTGCATTCTCAGGCAATATCGGATATGTTAACCCAGATGCAACTGCTAATGATTTACGGAAGAGCTGTTCTTCCTGATAGATCATCAACTCAAAGCAACGGCAGATGCCATAGGTATAGAGCTGCAGACACTTTTTCTTTGCTGTGGCGCTAACACGTCCGTAAGCTGATTTGATTTCAGTTGCGGTGACGTTAGTAATCGACAGGTCATCAATACCACCAAGCGCCAGGCGAATCTCAGAACGCAACTGATCCACATAGCGGGACTGGTCTGTACTGATGGCGTTAGGTGTAATGAAACCAACGCGATCAGTCGGCTCCAGGTTGGCAATCACCCGTGGCACACGTAGGCCGCCACCAGGAAGTCCGATGTAGCCAGCTTGCTTGCGCTCTGTTGGATCCTGTTTAAAGGTGGAGCTAGAGAGGGAGAACTCAGATTGGAAACCAGATTGGCTTGCAATGCTGGGGCGTTGTACTGCACCTTCCTGTGACGACTCAACAATGTCGTGCTTTGGACGGGAGGACAGCAGTGTGGGGTTACCAAAGAACGACAGGTTTGCCCTGATGTTCTTGACCATCTCATCGTGAGCAATGATCTGGTTAGCTAACCATTCAAACTCACCGCTGCCATCAGTACCAAAAGCGTCAGGGTTATTGAGAACTTCTACGCATGGAATAAAGCCCAGCGTGTTCTCAAGTACTTTGTTATCGTTGAAATTAAGTGTCGTCTCCAGGGAATCAAACGACAGTTCTTGTTCACTGTGGAGTTCGTGAATCTCACTTGGCGTGATACGGAGCCGCACATAACGCTTATCAGTAACCAGGCCTACGCCACCAAATCCACGACTGGATTTAACCTTATATGCATAGATGATGATGACTTCTTCTAGATCACCATCTGGAGAGTAATAAGTACGGTAAGCATCTTTATCAAACCAATACAAACGATAGGTTTTCTTTGTTGGCCTGATGTAAAACAGTCCTTTACCGTAAGATAAAAACCGATCCCAAATAGAATCTAAGCGTGCATCTAAACGATTGAACTTGATAACTTGTTGGATAAAATCAAAACGTTGCGTTCCAAAGTTATCTTGATTGGGATAAAACTCGACGCCCTGCCGAATCCCAAACATTTTCATTTGGGAGAGGTGGGCATTGATGAGCATCGTGTCTGCCGTGCCCGTGGACTCACGGTTCACAACAGCTTTGAGCATTCCTTCTAAAACGGATTGGCTCTGGGTGCTCATAGTGGGAAAAAATTAATTAGTTGTCTTCGATCTCGTAACCAGTTTGCAGGCGCCGTAAGGTAATTACGTCATCCTCTACCTCAATATCAAACTCAGTTCCTGGTTGGAGCGCCATGTCGTGACACAGCTCATCAGGTAAAGGAATGATAGCTGAACCGTAAGCATCTTGCTCAAGTTCAACAACAAAGTAACCGGTGCTCATTTGGACGTAGTATCAGTCTAATTCCGACAATACTCTAACCTTAATATTCCAACTCCAACTTGCCCCGTGTCATCAGGCCATTGCAGAGCCAGACCATGGCATCCACACAATCGTCGTGAGAGCTAACGCCAAAGTTAATGATCTCATCATGGAGCGCTTGGAACTTGCGATACTTGTTGAAGAAGATCTTGCGCTGCTCAAACAGACCCATGATGCCCCGGAAGCGTGCCAGTTTGTCGCCACGGAATCCTTTGACTGGATGCCAGATCATGTTGTAGAGACCGTGCTCACCTAAACAGATGCGCTTGAAGTCCGCCTCCAGAGATGCTTGGTAGGCCACCGCTTCTGACCAAATATCCACGTTGGATCCAGTGGGGAAATATTTGTCACCATCTTTATAAACAATTCCCCATTCATACATCATTTCCATCATGGCTTCTAGCTTCTCCAGGTTGCCCATCAACCGGAGGCGCTTGGTATCAATGATGTAGATCTTGTCCCCAACCCTACCCCCTAGTACAAACACACTATAGTCATTACGTTCACGGACACCAGCTGATAGGTCAACACCAACGCCCAACGTGTCGAACTCAGTTGGGATCTTGCTCTTGATTAGCAGCTCAGGAGAAACCGACAGCTCACTGGTTTGGATAATCTGGTTTTGATACTGGAAACTAAAACTGATGGGAGCCTGGCGCTTACGATCTTGCAAGTATTCCAGTGACCACATCTCAGGCCAGTAGGATTTATCGTCACCATTCTCATCAACTGTAATGGCAGATTGAACAATCTGCACCCAATCATTGGCTGGCGTAAAGGTTGTGTTGTGAATGTCGTCATGGCGGAATCGGGTGCCAAGACAGATAGCCCGAGCACCTTCAAACATGGTCGGAACAATAACTGAGTTCCAGTTATCTTCCATGGCTGCACGAATATCTTTGTTCTTAATATCGTCTGCACTCTTGATAGCGTCATCAATAATACAAAGGTGCGAACGTTTTGAGGTCACAGCACCTTTCAAACCTGCACAACAAACAGTAAATTCTTCTTCACCAGTTGATCTAATCCCTGCAAACTTCCAATCAATACTCCAATATTCGTTAGAGTTGATCCCTTTGGCAATCTTAACCATTGGGAAGATTTCTTTATAGTGCTTATTCTCTTCAATGATTCGTTTAATGGCTGCACTCTTAGGACGTGCAACATCAACTGTGTAAGAAATATAGAGAATCTTTAGCGGTTTCTTGTGCAGTGCATGGATACCAATCGACCACGCTGTAAACAAACCAAGCACCGTGGATTTTGCTGAACCCCGTGGCGCCAGGATGTCTACATTGGGGCCAGCAATACCAATCAAACATTCAGAGTTGTTGCCTGTGCAAAGGTGCTCATGCCATAGGCGCATGTGCGTTGCAGGTGGTTTCTCACCTACAACATCACAGAAGTAAGAAAAATCAACCCGTGCTCTTTCAATATCAATATCGCTGGTCTTCTTAACAACCTGTTGCTTTGCACCGGCACGGGCAGTCCGCCTGTAAACAGCGTAAAGGGATGTGTTTGCCATCCCCTTACCCTAACTCCCTACACTCAGGATTCTTCCGCCAGGATTTTTGTCCACACAGCCATGACTGCATCCTGGAGTGGACCTTCAATGGGATCATCCTTAAAGATCAAAACAATCTCACGCAACGCCCGATCAGCACCAGCAAGGATCAAACCTTGCTTATCACCAACGTAGCGTTCATCTTGAATTTGCTTGATGGCACCACGCAGTTCTTTCTGGAGCATGGCGATACGAGCAGTGCCGTTATCTTGTTTCACCATGCCCAGATCAATGGCTTGACGTAGCTTCTCTACGTCTTCTCGCATACTGCCTACTTCAATCTCCAGGATCTGTTGGAGATTAGTTTTCTTAAAGGTGGACTGCTGCCACTGGTCACAATCAACGATGCTACCTGTATACCCAAGAAAACGGGCATACAGGTACATTTGGATCGGAGAACTGTGCTTTTTACAGAATGTAAGGAACGCTTCTTTTTCGTTAGGAGTTAAAGTTTCTAGCCAATCAATCATGCACGGAATGCGCTGCGTGCTTGACTATAATCCTTCTCCTCTCTATAGCGACGATAGAGTTCCTGTTGCAGTTCGGTTTCCCGCTGTTCTTGAGCTTGCTTGCCAACAGTCAAACGTTCTTCTGCACCCGTTAATCCAATCTGACGTTCTTGACCGGCAAGCAATTCAGATTGTGTTTTACGTTGCTCTCCACCTGTTAAACCGATTTGACGCTCTGCACTTTCAGAAGCAAGACGTTGAGTTTCAATCTGACCACGCGTTGATTCGGTGGCAGCAAAACGTGTGGCGCCAGCAGATTGTTCAGAAGCATATTTAGTTGCTTCTGCTTGTGCTTGAGCACCTTGCAGGTTAAATTCACCCAAACGCTCGTTGGATTTGTTTTCGAGCATCTGCTCATCCAAGCGATATTGACCCTCTAGCTCATTAAAGGTTTCTGCTTGGGAAGAACCAAGCACATCCATAATGCTGCCAAAGACGCTTTCAATATCGCCAAGATCAACAAAAGTGCCTGCAGGTGTTTTTGTTATTTGGGTTTTACCACCATCTTTGCCTTTTCCATCTTTACCTTTATCTTTACCTTTTAAACTAATCGTGCCACTTTGAATGCCTTGCTTTAGAAGATCTTTACCTTGGCTGCCAAACTTTTGAATTAACTGATCTTTTTCTTTAGGACTAATTGTAGATCCAAGACCAGATAGGAAAGTCTGTGCTTTTTGAATTGAAGTTTTTTGAGTACCGCCACCAGACTTTGGCGTGCCAGAACTGGACGCTTTAGGCACACCGCCTGCTGGTGTTGGTTTTGGGGCAGAGCTAGAAGGCCCTGTGCGCGGTGCCGTTGGGGTTGTTGCCCGCGCTGTTGATGCAGCAGGAGCGGGCGGGGGAGACGGACGTGGTGCTGACGGTGGAGATCCACCTCCACTCCGTGCACCGCTGCCACCTTTGGATCCGCCACCTCCTTTTGCTGCCATGAAAAATCCTGTTTAAACTGCTTTAACTATTATAGAGTTGTTATCAACGACGATAACGGAAAGGCTCAACCGTTGCACGCTTGAGATCACCAAATGCACGACGCTTTTCAGCTTGTGCAGATGCTGCTAAACCAAGTTGTTGTTGCATCGACAGGTTGCGTGCAGCTTGAGCAGTAGGAGATAACTCCTTCGTTTCAAAAGCTTGCATCTGACGATTCAGCTCCTGGTTGCGCATGTACTCTGTGAAGGGGAGTGATGCAGCACCAAACGCTGTAGCAGCGCCAAGGTTTAAAACGTTTTGCTTAGCTTCTGACTCCAGGAGATCTTGTTGTAGTGCTCTGGATAATTCCTTATAAGCATCTACATTTAAACCAGTTGGAGACAAATCCTGTGCACCAGCAACAGAAGGTGGTTGCGCAAAATATTGAAAAGGTTTGGCAACATCGCCAATTGTCTTTTTATATTCTTCTAAAGCAAGATCAATCGTTTTGCCAGTATTAAAATCAATTCCTTTGTATTTACCAAAAGCAGCTTTTAATTTATCAAGATCAATTTTATTACTAGCCGTTGCTCCAAAATAATTTGGTGTCGTGGACTGATAAAAGCTGTTGAAATCTTGAGGCATGATCAGCCCCTCCTATCAGAAGTAACGGTACTGGGTAGCACCAGCTTGACCAATGTTGCTCATGAAACCTTCTGCCATTCGCTGAGCGCCAAGCTGACCTTGCTGACGCATTGCAGCATCAGTAGCCAGAGCAGTCGCCAGTTGAGCAGCCTTAGCACCACGGATCAGATCAGCTTCTTTCGAACGCTGCTGATAAGCTTCTTGGTAAGGGGCATAACGCAGAGCATTCTGCAGACTTTGCATGTACTGCTGTTGTTCAAAACGCAGCTGACTTTGAATAGCACCAAGAGGATCAGCGTAACCAGCAGTACCTGGAGGGCCGAACTGACCGAGGTTAGAGGGGGTCATCTGACCAGACTCATAACCAGGCACATCAGGAAGCTGGGGCATACCTGCACCCGTTGCTTGCTGAGTTAAGCCAACAGCTTTGGAGATTGGAGTAACAGCCTTACCTGCAAGACTTGCGCCGCCAGCAGCAAGGGCAGGAACAGCTAAGCCACCGCCAATCAGCGCAGCACCGCCAAGACCTTTAGCAAGGGCAGCTTTACCAAGAGCTTGCTGGCCAATCGGGTTAAGGGTGCTGGCGCCACTACGAGCAAACAATTGAGACGCTTTATAAGCTTCTGGAGCAACTTTTGCTGCAAGGCCTGTACCAGCAAGCCGTGTACCAATAGCACCGGCCGCACCAGGAAGAATAGCACCTAAACCCGTACCAAGGAGGCCACCGCCAATCGTTTGACCAATATCACCACCACTACGTTTGTAAGCTTCTGCTGCGCCTAGTCCGCCTCCGAATAAAGCACTAATCAATAACGGGTTCATGAAATTAAATCCTCTTAATTGTTATTTTAGAAGAACTATGCTCAACATCTTATGCGCCAAACATGCTTGCTGCTCTGCCACCTGCAGCAAGAAGTCCAGCAGCAACTTGTCCTCCGGGAATAATACCTGCAATTGGTGCAGCAATGCTGGCAATACTGCTGATAACTCCGGGGCCTCCTCCAGACTGTGTGGTTTTTTGAGTAGCACCGGGCATGTACATTGTGTAGCCACGCCCACGTGCGGCAGTACCTGCATTAGATGCGTAGCCACGATAATCTTTGGAGTTGCTATAACCACTATTTTGTTGTTTATAAGCAAGCGCTTTATTTAAAGCACTAACTCCTGCACTTAACCAATCTGGTTGATCAGAACGGGATCCTAATGCACCAGTTCCACTTAAACCTGGCAAATTTAAAGAGCCACCCCAATCAACACCTGGCGTTTGTCCCCAGTCAGTGCCGCCACCTGCAGAGCCCCAATCGTAACCACCAATGGTAGGTGCTTGGCCTTTAAAGATATTATCTGTTTGAACGTAATTGTCGTAAAGTCCAGCCATTACTAATTCATGTATGGAGTAAGTTCTTGCCAACTAGAAACAGGGGGTTGTCCCATGGCTTCTGTTGCAGATTGAAAAGAACCGTATTTGTGCTTTAGGTATTCTACTGGTTGTTCTTTCTTTAACCGTTCCTCTGCCTGCTTATTAAACAGTGCTTGCGATCCTTTCTTTGCTAAGTAGCCAGCACCAAGGCCAGCAGCTACGATGCCAGCAGCTGTTGCAAGTTTGGGTGCACCAATCGCTTCTTTCTGTGCAACATCTTCCATCAAGCTGGTGAGATACTGCACACCTCCCCTAGTTCCCTTGTTGATTGGAATACCAGCTTTTTCTACAGCAACTTCACGCCCCAGCTGTTTAACAGCCTTCTCCATTTCTGGAGTACGTGCCATTACTGTTTGTGCATAGCGCATCTTTTCTGGCAATGCTTTTTGCAATGCTCCTGTTGTTCCAATAGCAGCTGCAGTACCAATAGCTGTGGATGCCGTAACAGGGAAACCAAAATACTGGATCTCGGGTTCATTCAATCCTTTTGCAGTGCCACGAATAATACCCAGAGGTCCAACAAAAGATTGTGATTGTGGATCAATCTTTCCAAAACCTTCTGGCTTCATGTGCTTGTAGCGCAGATACTGTTGGTATGTAGGATAAGCAATCTCAGGACGTTCTTCCTTAAACGTGGAGTAAGGAAGTGGATCACCACGCCGGCCTGTGAAGTAACGCAGAACAGATTCCGCCATGGGGTTAGCGGATGTGCGTCCTGTTGGATCCTCTTCTTTTGAGACTGGCAAGATGCTCTTGAAGCCAGCAGGGCGAGCACCTTGAAGCGGATTACCAACAGCACCACCTAAAGCAGCAATAGCAAACGGAGTGCTACGGCCAAGGAGATCTGTGGTGATGGGATCAAGTCCCATCTTTTCTCCAGCAGCACGACCTACGTTACGGCCAACAGCTAACGTGTGGTTCAAGAACCAATAGGTTCCGCGTGATGCATCTGTTAAAACATCAAGGGCACCAGTGGCAGCAGCCAATGGCAGATTACCTTGCTTAGCATATTTAACTGCTTCTTTTACTCCACCGTAAACAGCGCGTGGTCCTGATGCTCCACGCCCAAGGTTTAAACCTTGCTCAACGTAATTGCTAAATTCACTGCCAAACTTTCCAGCAGCAGCAATGCTATTGGAGAGATAATTCGGGATATTTGCAAAGCGCATCAGAAGTACCGAGTTGTTGGCGTACTTAACATCTGATTTGCAATCTCAAAGGGATTAGCGGTGCCACCTTGAGAAACATGGTAGATGTAGCTAGGGAACTTATAGTTCCTGGCGTAAGTTAATTCTAAACGACGTTGGTGCTCTAAAGCAGCAGGATCTGTTCCAACAATTGCTTCTGGTGTAGCTGCTAATTGGGCACCAGTAATATCAGCTTGCGTTGAAGTTTGTGTATTGCGCCCGCCACTATATCCCTCAGGGAATACAGCGCTGGTTACTGCTTTGGTAATTGGTTCAGTTACTGCGACCATGCCAGCAAGACCCAAACCAAACTTCCCTGTAGCAGCTGCGCCACCTGCCAGTCCACCAGCAATAGCTTCTGGAATGTAAGGATTGCTAGCTAAGCGTTCCTGAAGCCGGCCTTGCATGCCAGCCAGGCGAGGACTCAGCTGTTTAGCGCCAGCAAGGACTCCGCGTTCAACAGGACCGCTTAATCCACCAATCAGAGCAGAACGCAACAGCGTCTTTTCAATTGGCGGTGCTTCTCCTCCAGTAATGATGGGCAAGCCCTGTTCAGCAGCAATGGTTAGCGCAGCGTTAATGGCTGTTTCTTTTGCTAACGCTCTGCCGCCAGATGGAGCAACAATGGGGAGCAGGCGTTGTCCTGCAAAACGTAAGGCTGTTCCAATCATGAGATGCTTGTACCTTCTGAACCTGGGAACTCTTTTCCTTTCTCAGCTTTTTGTTGAATGATTGCAGTTAGTCCGCCAGGATTAACACGTTCTTCTGGTGCGAGAACAGGACTTTGATCGTATCGTGCAAGAAAAGATTGCAGGTAACCAGGACCACTAATTGCAAATGGATCTTTACCAGTATTAGGAACAATCTGTTTTGTACCTGGATACGTTGTTAGATCAAGATCTTCTTGGAAAGATCCGTATTGTTTAGCAGGAAATACAGGGTTTGTATCACGCAGGTTTGCTAAGTACTTGTTGAGAAACGCTTTCTCACCTGCCATCTGTTGATCAACAAATGGACCCAAAGAATCACCCGCTTCTTTAGAAGCAGTTTTAACTCTATTGAGATACGGGATTTGCGTTTTAAACACAGTAATTAGCTACCTTTCTTTTTCTTGCGCAGGCCAGCAAGAGTCTTTGCTAACTGCGCACGCTTTACAGTTTTTTCACTGTAGTCGCCAGGGTTCTTAGTAACAGCTTCTGCAAACTCAGCTGTACTCATTCCTTCTTTCTCTGCTTGAGCAGAAAAGGCGCCAGGCTTTTTGATGGCGCCCTTGATCCAATTACCTTTACTTTCAGCCATTACTTAAGCAGTGCTTTTACTTTGTTGATTGTTTCTTCTTTACGAGCTTGGCCAGAGACCACATCCGTCAGAAGGTCAGCAGCAACCATCACCTTAGGACGGTCAGCCATTGCTTCGTACTTACGCACTCTATCTGCAGCAACCTGGGGCAACCAACGCTTGGTTACTTCCAGAGTCATCTCTTTTAATTCAGCTGCACTGATATGACCATCAGCAACAGACTCAATTGCAAGTTCAACTGCAAACTCAACATCAGAGCCACTCCATGAACGCATGTTGCGCTCCAGCAGTGGGTCTAACACGTCATAAACACGGGTCAGAATCGGACCGTATTTAACTAAGTTGCGTGCAGCAATCAGCCGCGACAACCAACCGGCGCCAGCAGTTAAACCAGCACCAATCAGCAAGGCAATGATTGGCTCTAGGGTTGTCATAATACCTCCCTAATAATCATCATTCTAAATGTCATAACTCATATGGGTTGCCTACAAAACGAGCATAACGGCTAACTGCTTTTTGCACTGGGCTTGCAGTACCACGTTTTGTACCTTGTGGATAAGAAAGGGGAACTGGAACAACTTCTGTAGAAGGTGTAGTTGGAAGGGTCACTTCACCTGACAATACTTGCTTTACTAATTCAGCCCGTTGACGCAGAACCTCTGCTTCTTGAGCGCGGGGGCTACCAGGAGCAGGTGGTTGCCAGGTGGAGAAGCGTGTTCCCATTGCAGCCGGTGCACCACTTTCACTGATGGCACGGCCTTCGCGGATGCTTGCAGGAATGGTGGCGCCAGGGGTAACGCGACTTGCTACACGACGACCACTTGCACGGGTAGCCTCAATACGGCGACGGGCTTGAGCAGCTTGCTGACCACCCATGGCTTGTTGGCTATAAGCAAGACCCGTGGTGGGATCAAGCACTTCAGGTGCTGCTTCTGCCAGTTGAGCTAAAGCAGCAGGATCAAAAGAGCGTGGATCAATGACTTCAGCACTAACGCCTTTAAACGTGCGGCCTTCACGTCCCATAATTCGTTGGGGTTCTACAGCAGTGCCGCGTACTGCGCGGACTGCACCACCCAATAGGTCTTCCCGCTTGACCTGGCCTTCTGTCAGGATCTCGCCAGTGTCCACATTTTTGTAGAGGAAGGGAGTTGCTTCAATGGCACTGCCCTCTCCAGCAGTAAATCCTTCTGCAGCCAGTGCTTCGCGGCGACGACCAACACCACCAACTTCCTGACGACCTGCACCACCAGCAGCACGCATCCGGTAGTACTGACTTGTGGGCATCCCTTCCACTTCAGGAACTACACGCGATCCCACAACTTCACCAGTGGTTTCACTGATGACGGGAACTTCACGGATGCCTTGAGTAACTTCAGGGCGCAATTTATAAAGAACACCCGTTGCTTCTGCTTGCGCTAGGCGATTGCGTGCCGCTTCACTTGCAGCAGCTGTTTCACCCAGCAACTTCTTGGTGCGTGGATCTAAGGTTGCAAGTTCTGCTTGAGATGGTTGATAGGTAGAAGGAACACCAAGTTGTTCTAATGCACGAGCTTTCATCTTGCTCTGCATGTTTAATGCAGCCTGCAGAGATTCAGCACGGCCCGTTGTAACAGGAACACCGGTTTGTGGATTGACGGTTTGGCCAAAAGCTTCGTAGAGAGAACCAGTTGGAACACTTTCACCAGAAGGAAGTGTTACACGAATCGGTAAACCCGGTGCTTCGCTGTAGGCAGAACGGATTACGCCAGGGTCACCCGTTGCTTGGAAGATTGCTTCTGCTTGTTTCTGTACAGTGGCTGCACGTGGATCAGCAGAAAACACACGTTGCACACCAGAAAGAGAACCCTGTGGGATAGGACGTTGCGTTCCTAACAATCCCCTAAGCGTTTCACCAGATTCCACAAAATTTTCTGGAGGCATCTGGCGAATGTTGCGTTCAATGTTGGTAAAGAACGGAGCATTAGCTGCTTCTGTCACGCGACCCGTCATTGGGTCCAGCACAGAACCTGGCGACAGACGTTGCCGCATTTGTTGCATGGATGCAGTCTCTAATGCTGGGCTGCTGTATCCAATCTTCTGCGTGAACTGCAAAATGCGGGATTGAATGTCAGGATCAACGCCAGTACCTGTGGTCTGCGTTCCAATGATGCTTTGTTCTGCTGGAGCAACCATGGTTTGACCGGCGCTACCAAGAGCAGATTCACTCCAGGGGTCTGGAATCCGTGATTTCAGGGACTGATGAACACGAACTTCCGCAGGAACCACGTTTTGCGCCCGCACAATGCCGGGTGCAGTGTCATCAATCGCAGAAATGCCGTGTTGTGCTACAGCAAGAACGTTTTCTGCACCTTCACGGGTAACAAAACTAGGTTCAGCTGCTTCTTTGGCTAGGCCAAGCGCGGATTTAACCTTTGCCTTAGCGCGTTGACCCAGATCACGCACCATTCCACCGACGCGTCCCACGCCAAGGTCAGTGCCGGTCAGTTTTTGGGCACCATACACGCCAGCAGCAACAGCACCGACCCCTAACGCCCCTAATGCAGCCTTTTCAAGGAGTGATTTTGGCTGCTCAGTACCACCAAACCCAGTTTCATAGGCATCATCAGCGTGATGCTGGACATAATGCTGCCCCGTCAGGCTGTTATTGAGCTGTCCTGCAACCTTTGGGATGTTGTTATCCGGTGTAATAGGCGACTGCAGGAGCGTATTGTCCCCATAATGCCGCACAGAGATGGGTTGATCGTAAACAATATCTCCTTGAAAGCCTTGAACCTCATCAAAACCGCGAAATTTACCAAATCCTCGGTTGAAATCATACACTTCAGGAGCTAAACGTGCCTTTTCCTGTGCAGTTTTAGGGTATGGATTGCCAGTTGCAGCTGCCCACAGTGCATAATCTTGCGGAGAAACGGGCATTTTTATAAATATACCTAGATATAACGATTTTAGGTGCAATCAATACAGTACCAACGCCAGGAGAAACCCCCTAACTGCCTTAGAAATACCCATTTCATGGTAAAAATCCGGGCAGACATCAAGCTCGCTCTGCTCGCAGGCGGGTGCGAGAGGAAAAAAAGAAAGGGGCGGGGGATATGCTCCCTCCGGTCGCGTTAACAGCCGGAAGAGAGAGTTCTATTCGGTTGTGTTCTTTATTTTATTTATCGTCATGATCTACAGCGTGGAGATCAAGGAAGCGGGCGATGATTTTAGCCAGGCGTATATGTCTGGCTGCGAGGAGAAGTTTCATTCGGAGAAGGAAGCAGAAGAATATCTGCTGACGTTCGAAGAATGGGAACGTCCGATGCTTTGCATTCGGAAGTACGAATGAAGATTAGGGGGAGCAACCGCTCCCTCCGGTCGCTTTTTGAGTTTTCCACAGGCTATTTTTACCCTATTTCCACCCTATTTTCCCTCAAATCCCTGTCATACCAAGGCTTCTGACTACTATTTGCCTGGACATGTGTCACAACATGGCTTGCACTTTTTCCACAGGCATCAAATCTTTTTACTGGGATCTCAGCGACGATTTGAAGGCTGTTTGGCTGTTTGTCAGCCTTATCTTCAACCCTGATTTTTATATAACTAGAAATACTTTTAGCAAGATTACCCAGAAGATTGCCTCCAGGAGCTATTTATTCCTCCTAGATGCAGTCCTCAGACTGCTGTTCTTTGCTTGTTTTCTCATGGAGAAGTTCGGTGCTGCAGTGTGCTGCGTTGCTATCGGCATGGCAGCTTTCACTCAGTTAACGCTTCACTTGCTTGATCAAGCTACGGCTGAGCAATGCAAGAACCATGCGTGGCCTGCACACGCTGACCAGGTGCACCGTGACTGGTGCATCGCTAACAACTACGAACTCTGATCTCATGATCACGATTACTACTGAAGAAGGTCTCCTTCTCACTGATCAACGTGGCAACTATCTATACGATGGGCGCCAGGGTGATCCTGTTCTCATCGAAGCGCCAGCAGGTCCAATCCGCTTTGGGTTGGAGGACATGCTGCGTTTCTGGACGACGTACTGCCAGTACGGCGACTATCAACTTCACCTGTGGTGAGTTTCCGCTCCCTACGGTCGCTTTCATACTGTATTAATCAGTAGAGAAAGTTCAGAACAAATTGTCCATCATTACCTTCTCATTCCAATGAATCTCTTTAACAACCTTGTCAAGGCCAGCATTGCCGGTGGCGTTGTCATCGGTGGTGCTGTTGCCTACGCCAAGCTGAATGACGAGCAGCGTCAGAAGCTCAACTCTGGTGTCAACAGACTGCGCCGCAAGGTGTCAGATCTAATTGCACCAAATGATGGTGTTTATACCATCCCCAAGGAAGTCGAAGCGGAGCTAGAAGCTCTGCTCAACGACGACAATTGATGGTCCCTCAGAGGGAAGCGCCATGCTTCCTTCTCTGTGATCTTCATTGATCACGTTCTTCGCATATTCCATCCATGGAATCTTTCATCTACGAGAAGGGCAACGACGGTTATCTCGTCACCATCCGTGGTGATTTTGCAGAGATGACCAAGGTTGACCTTGACCGTCAGGTGTCCAAGTACATCCGCTTGGAGGCACCTGTCGAGCATATCCGCTCCAGTGTGAAGAAGCTGCTGCACCAGGGTTATAAGCTGAGCAATCAGCTAGAACTTGGTTGGCAGCGTTTCATCGAAGCGTAGGACGAAACCGGAGGGTGCTATCCGCTCCCTTCGGTCGCTCCCTGCTATGGGGAGCCTGATGAGTCCCTGCTTTGCTCACCATGTCACTTTCTGCTTTCCTCATTAACTTCATGAACCGCCACCGTGATCAGCTACCTGCTTACGTTGGCATTACTCTTGGCATGGGTATCGGCGGACTCCTGTGCGTTAGCTTGAACAAAGCGATTAATGCCAGGATCCTTGCAACCTGTGACAAGAACCTGAATCAAATCATCTATATCAAGACAGCAGTAGGTGATAGCTACGGCTGTGTATCCAAGATGGTATTGAACGGGCCACCAGCTCCGATCAAACCATGAGAAAGATTTTATTCAATTCATTGATCTTAACGATCATCTTTTTGTTCTTCTGCCTCTAGTCATGACTGAACAAATGTATAGCCACGACACAATCTGGCTTCTTCTGCACAACATTCCTCTCATGGATTATGCACGCCAGGAGGAGCCAAAGCTGTGGAGAAAGTTCATGGAACTTGTTTCCAATGAAACTGCTCAAGGCTATCCCGATACATGGAACACTACTTTCCTAATCAATAAGATTGCGGAAGATCTAGGTTCCTATCAACTGCTTCTAAATATCTGGTTGCAGATAGAGGAGCCGTTGAATGATGTTCTTAATCCCATCCAGCGTGACTGGATTGATGCTCAACTATGAACAACTACACCTTTTATCTGCCTGGAATCAACAAGCTGACTGGTGTAAGCCAGGAGGATTGGGATTTCCTTTGCGAACGTGCAGCAGAGAACAACGTTCTACCTGCCACGCTTGCCGCCAGGATTATCGCCAACGAGTTGGCTCAATGGCGTGATGAGATTCATTACGCCGATCAACAGGAAGGGCTTCGTGCAAATGAAGCCATGAACCAAGAGAAAGTTATTGAAGAGATTGTTTAATCTTTTCTTTATCTTTCCAGATGTCTGCACTTTGGGATCTAGGCCTTAGCTTAGTTCCCTTTCTGCAGGCTTCACTTGCCTGCTTTGTACACCTACCTAGACAACACCATGTCTGCTGCTAACAACGGAAACCTGGTCGGTACCATCGTGTCCGACATCATGACCAAGAATCCCAACGATTCTCTTTCGGTCACACAGTTCCGTGTTGCTCCGCTCGATGCCAGGGAAGAGGATTCTCCGCTGCCTGTCATCGCTTACAACGGTATCGGTGACAACATCGCCAAGCGCTACAACAAGGGTGACACTGTTGCCCTGACGACGCGCCTGCGTTATGTGACCTGGATGACGCCAGAAGGTGAGCCCCGTGGCCGCATGGAAGTTATTGTGACTTCCGTAAACACGGTTCGCCTTGGTCAGATCTCAACAGCCCAACGGACTGCTGAAGCTGCTGGTGTCATTGAAGCGAATACGGTCAACAAATCGCTTCATCCTGTCGCCGCCGCTGCCACCAGGGCTCCTTATGCGCAGGAACCAACCGCTGAGGTTGTTCCTTTCTGAGCAGAAGGTCAGTCCGACTCTTGCACTTAAACCTTCCGGGTTGGTACAGCTGTACTAGCCCGGTGGTTTTTCTGCAGGATTCATCTCCTGCACAATCCTTTGCACATCACCAATGGGCCTCGATCAGTACGCCTACATCAAGTTTCAACCTGAGTATGAGAACTGGTTGTTCCTTGCGGAATGGCGCAAACATCCCAACCTCCAGGGTTGGATGGAACGCCTATGGCGCAAGAAGACGAACAGCAGTGAATCATACGAGAAAGATACATCAATTAATGATGAATTCAATGGAGTTGAGCTTGAACTCACCCTTCAAGACATTCTTCAACTCCAAATGGACATCAGAGATAACAATCTTGATGGCGGTTTTGGCACCACAACAGGATTCTTCTTCGGTTGTAATGCCGATGATGAATACAAGTGGAAAGATCTTAGCTTCTGTGATAGAGCTAAGGTTGCTCTCAAGAATAACCACACTGTTTATTACAACAGTTCTTGGTAATCTCTCCATCAATCAAACTCACTTACCTTTCATGAACCATGAACAAATCTCTACAAGATCTCCACCCGGTTGAGTTCATTCTTGTTTGCATCCTCTTTGTTGCAGCAACAATCCTCAACCTATGCACACCCTCCAAACCTACCGAAGCGAAACACCTATCGAACGAACCGAAAGGTTCAACGAATGGTACGAACGCTACACCGAATACGAAGGTGAGCCGCTCACCATCACGGTCCACCAGGTCTACGAAAACTATGGTGGACCAGAAGAAGGAGGCTGGACCTTCCGTTGCGGTTACCCAATCGAAACCGTCTGCATCTTCTCGAAAGCGCAAGCCCTCAGGGTTCTCCACGAACTCCACGAGAAGTACGACACAGAAGAGTATGACGACGGAACCTACGACATCTGCTTAGCCCAGGGCTACGCTGAGTTCTACCCTACGGTCCGTCCTCACTACGAATGATCTCTTTGCCTGCACCAATCATGACGATTCCTGAGAACATCTTCAAGCTTCAGCTTGATTCCATGCCTACAGAGAAAGACGCTGATCCATACGGTGATGTTCTGTTCTTCTCCAAGAAGAGTGGATGGATCATCACCAAGCTGGAGGATGCACAGGACATGATCGAGGAGTACAACTGTACTCATTGGACATGGACTCCTGAAATCCCGTCAGCTGACGACTATGAACTGGATTCCACCAGGACTGAGCAGCTTAGAAATACAGGCTGGTTGAAAGATTAATAGGATTCTCAATAAACTTCAGTTATCAAGAATCCAACTAAACCTACTCACTTCTTGAGTACATATGAACTAGCGGGCGTCATGTTTTCTTTCATGGCGTCCGCTTTATCTTGACGAATTGCATACCAAGTCTGCTTATCGCTACGGATTGCCGTAGCCTTGACTTTGCTCAGGTAGGTGATCAGTGCGCTTTGCATGACTTCCTCGTGGGATCTGTATCTATTTATACAGTACCAAGAGGTCCAGGGTATGCATAGTTCACATCGTTACACAATCATGAACGAATCTCCGTACATGGGTTGGGTTGTTCCTTATTCCTGGCAAGAGCCAGAGTATGAGGACGATGAACTCGATCAAGTTCCAGAAGATGAAAGTGATTTTGATGACGAAGGGTTATTCACTCTTCGTTAATCACACCATCTTCATTACCACTCTGCACACTCAACATGTCCTACAACATTACCGAGATCAAGGACTTCTATACCTTGATCTACGCCATGGAGAAGCGGGTCAAGCAGCTTCTCATTGACGACAGTAAGAAGCATCAAATGGATGCAGAACCTTCCTGGTCCATGGAGATCATTGAGGATGAAATCATTCCAGCACTGGAGAAGTTCTTGGAAGTCTGGGATGATGATCCAACTCCTCAGTATCTCTACGACAACACAGGTGGTGAGCCTCCAGTGACTGCCAATGAGATGCTCAACGCAGCATGGAAGCAGCACCTGGAGATGCGCTCCTGACTACCCTTACAATATCTACATAACACAGGGCATTGGTACATCCTTACTAGTGCCCTTCTCTTTTATTCCCATGAAGACTTTCCTCACTTCTCTGTTCAGCGCCAGCATCCTCTTACTTGGTTCCTTGCCTGCCCAAGCGCAGTGGGCAATGACTTGCACCAGAGATCCAGGTTCCAGCGTCAACCTACGCAATGGCCCAAGTAAGAACAACTATGTCATCGCGTCCATCCCCAACAGTGAGTACATCCGTGCACTCAACTGGGTGTGGGGTAGCGATCAACTCAAATGGTACCGAGTTGAATACAACGGACTCGTTGGTTGGATGCGTTCAGATTACCTTTGCCGCTAATCATGGTTAAGAAGTTAATCATTGGAGCAGCAGGACTCGGTGCCTTCATTGTTGCAGCTGCTCTTGTCTCCATCATCTCTTCCATGGTGTCAGCTTTGATACCAGGGCGCAGTCCTGATGCACCTGGCAAGCTTGATCCACCTATCGAAGAGAAGAGCAAGCAAGAGTATGCATCAACTCTCAATCCTAAAGAAGAACCTAAGACTGATGAGTCTCCTAATGAGACACCACCATCTGCTCAACCTCAAGAAGTTTCTCCACCACAAGAAACTGCACCATCACCTGATCCTTTTCTTGTTGCATCGCCTGCCCCACGCAGCAGTGGACCTGGCAACTTTGATGCGCCGCCTGCTCCTTATGCAGGTGGTGGCATCTACCCAACTGGCCCAGGTAACATGTGACCTGAGCAGATGATCCCTATGCATCTGTTCCTTTGCTTTGCACCCCATGAATAAACAGATGATCTTCCTTGCTCTTGCAGCTGGTTCCATTACAGCCATCACCCAGCACGGTGTGTCGCAAGTGCTCCTTGCTCACCATCAAGGACAGCACCCGACACCCTATGACCTGATGGCAAATCAGCCCCATCCTCAACCTCTCGAACAGATTGCTCCAGAGGAGGCCAATGCCACAGGGTCACTCCCCGTTGCGCCTCCTCCTGCCGTCCTTCCTGCTGACGCTGATTCAGGTCCAGGAACCATTGATGAGCCTGGATCAGCTCGTCCACAGATCCGTATAAAACAGGGTTGGTCTTGGAAGAATCTTCTTCCACAGCCAGCATCTCGTCCATCTGCATCTCTTGTCCTCACCAGGACGAAAGAACAGGTGAAGACTACCAAAGATCCGATTTGGGAACTGCAACTTGTCGATAGTAAAGGAACAGTTCTCCAAACGTTACCTGCCTTAACAGGTCGCTCCTATCGTCAAACCGTTGATCGCCATGTCGCTGGTAACAAATCGCCTCTGCCTCGTGGCGTGTACAGCATTGACCGTTACGGCATTGCTCGTGGTCCGTTTAGTGATCCAGAACTCGGTCAAGGTTACTGGATTCCCGTCGTCCCCTTGTTTTCCACAGGTCGCAGTGCTCTTGGATTCCATCAAGACCCCAGCTGGGGAAAACTTAACGGTGAATCCGGTACCTCAGGCTGTATCGGCCTAGAAAACAAGGAGGCAACAGCCACACTCGTTGAATGGATTCGTCACTTCAACGTTACCAAACTGACTGTCAATTCTTGAATGCCATGAAGACTTCATACATCAAGATTGCTTACCGTAATGAAGGTGAATGGCAAACCACAACCTTCAGGACAGATGATCCTCAGTGGCGTGAAACATTCTTGACTCTGCGCAACAGCTTTCAATCTGTCCGTATTCTGTACAGCTAACCATCGCCATGGGTAAGAAGAAAGACAAGAAGAAGCAAGAGAAGGAACAGCTTCCTGTTTCTAATCATGCTCTCAAAATTAAATACATCCTGGATCATTTCAACTTTGCCAAAGTTCAAGAGGCAATGGTTGCATTGAACTGGGTATGGCAACACATGGATGATCCAGATGATCAAACCATGCGCGTTCCTACCATTGAACGCATGAAACAAACTGCTGCACATCTCCTTTACAGCGCAGCTACTAGCAAGGAACGTTACTTTGCAACGGGTGGATTCCATGCTCAGCGTTATGAGTATGGCGATCTCTCCTTGCAATTTGTAGTAGCTGAGTACGATACATGTGATGACACCATGTAATCATGCAAAACTATCCTCGTTTTTTTCTGCATCGAAACTCCGACAAAACACGCATTGCTAAAGCCATGAACAACATTGAATGGGAATCCAACGACAGCACCAAGGATCTCAGCAAGACTGATGCTCCTACCATGCGTCAACTAGCTGGGATGCAGCTCGTCGCCAGGATGAAAGAAGCTGCAGACAAAGTTGGTGCTGGCTTTGTTGGTGGCTTCATTGATGAGAATGGCAACCGCTTCATGATGTCCAACATGGGCGAAGGCCACATGAAAGAACATCAAATCATGGAGCAACTAGAACAATACAAACGTGAAGTAGAAGGAGATGCTACAGACTGGAAGTAGCTCTCAGTTACATCCTCCATGTACAACATCTGGAATGCAGCAGCCTATGAAATAACAAACATCCTCATTGATTACAACAGAAAACTAGAACTCAACCCATGGATCAAAGCAATCCGTCTCCACTGCTTCCCAGATTGGGTAGCATGGAAGACCGAACGCACCATGGGTCGAGTCGATCAACAAATTGAGCAGCTCCAGAAGGAGATGCAAATTGAACACGATAAGAAATATGTCACACCCATCATCAGGGAGCATCAACCTGATGAGTCCAAGACGCAGCAGCTTCTAGGTGGTACTCTGCAGATCACAGCTCCCTGGTACAAACCAGAGGAGAAAAACTAATTGCGTGTACACTGCATTGAACCTGCATACAATTTACGTTAGAACCATGAAGATGCGCCAGTCCCCAGCTGATCAGAAGCAAGAACAATTCATCGAAGTACTTCGTAATGTCCATGCCACACTTACGAACCTCCTTGAGGATCCTCTCTTTATTGATAGTATTCATGGTGAACAGGAAATGGGTCTCGACCTTTCTCTTGAACTCATTGACAACATCATTGCTCGGATCGACCCCAAGGACCACAGCGCTCAGGCCGAACTGATGGATCGCCTTGAACTCACCGCTGTTGATGCTGATTGAGTCTCATCAGACTTATTACACTGTCCAACAAGAGCCGTCTGCTTCTAGCTAGTGCTTCTAAGCTATTCATGCCGTGGTCCTCCCTGTCATGGGTGTTGGATCACGGCTTCTTTTTGCACACCATCCAATGTTCTCACCCTCAGAATACTTAACAAACCTTAGGCAGATCAGTCTCCTCAATGGACTGGTCACGCCAGTAGGTCAACTCCCTTCCATTCCTCCCATCCCAAAGATGGAATCAGCTACAGCAGGAATCCCTGTTGTAGCAACTGTTCCAGCAGCGCCAGAATGTAATGACATCATCAATGCTGTTGCATCCTCTCCTCTTGCAATCAATCTGGCAGCACTGTTTGCAGCTGGATTGATTCTTACCATTCTTATCAAGAAGTACGGACCATCCATCCTTGCCTGGTTCCGTGACAAGATGCAGCGCTTCCTTGCTTCTATCCGTAGCAAGATCAGTAAGCGACGTAGCAATCTGCTACAACCTTCTGTCTGCACTGTCGTGGTGATGGGCTGATGTACCGCACAAAAGCACATCACTTTTACAAAGGAAACCAGAAGTTCCTCAGGACTAAACAGTTCTGGACTGTCTGGCGCAAGGTCAGGATGGTCATTGGCATCATCTATGACAGTTGCTCCGTCATTTTGGTACTCATGAGTCTCGACCGTGTGTACAAATTCAAGAGCTGGAGGGTTGTTAAACCCTGGCAGATCGCTACTTTGGTCGAGCGTTTACCCAAGCTGTTCCGTACCCTTAGACACCACTTCACCTATGGGATCTAACCGCTTCCAGGGTTCATAAACTGATAGGAAAAACTTAAGGTTACCTACAGCTTTTCTTATCGTTCCATTGCTACGCTGGTTTGCCTACAAACCCTGTCGTAGCAATGGATTTCAGTCTTACAAGACACTGCACTTGGATAGGTTTGTGCCCTTCATAATTAATTACCGGATGGAAAATATTTACCATGGAATCCAATATGTCGCCAGCAGGAAAACTTGCCTGGGCAATCCTTGCTCAACGTCCTGACGGCAAGAGTGAAGTCATCAAGATCACCAATCACGAAGAAGCCGATCAAGCTGTCAAAGAGAATCCCACTCTTTGGTACAAGAGCGGCCCATTCATGCTAGTTTGAATCCACTCCAGGACACATCCTCGTCACTGTGTCCTGGGGAATCCCCTTCATTCCAATGAAACTTCCTGTGACTGCTTACATCGTCATGCTTCATCATGCTGATGTAGGTACATTTGCTCCAGCTTTCCCCAATCTTGACGACGCTATTGAGTTCTCCAATGCAATGCGCTTGGTCAACGATCAACTTGCTGTAGCTGAACCGGTGCCTTTGGTCTCCACGATGGCTCCAGGAGGAAGCAAAGTTTTAGATTGGGTCGAGCATTGATTCAACCTAATTAAATACATAAGAATCTGTGTTATCTTGTATCGAGGTAACACAGATTTTTTATGGCCGTCGTTCTATCAGTTAGTATCCCCGATGAGATGCACGCCAGGTGGAAATCATCTGGATTTGATATTAGCCCCAGTGCGATTTTCCAAAATGCTTTGGAGTCACAGCTCACTGAAACCAATCAACATCTCACCTACTGGAGCAATCGTGCCTTGTCTGCAGAAAAGAAACTAAAGACCATCGAGAAGTTACTGTCTGCTAGTGAGAAGGAGATTAAAAAATTCCTTTACTTTGAAGACATGTGATCTTCCTAACAATTGATTGGTAACCTGTTCGGTAGACTACAATTAACAAATGCATCTGCATTTCTATGCCTGACAGAGGTTACCTTTTCTTAAGCGACGATCAGCGACTTGATGTTGCAAGCTTGCTAACAACGCTTAAAGGTCTCGGTATTGTCCGAGATGAAACAGATTTTCAAAGGTTTGTCACTGGTTGTTTCTTCCGTGGTCTTTATGATTACAAAAGAGATCTAACTCGCAGCGACTGCTGAACAACTAACCAAGAGAATCATTAAGACAATATAAATAATACGATAAACAATTGAATCCATTTGATCAAGCTACCAGTACTGCTGCGTAGCTTCATTTTATTTTGCAAATAAATTTAGAAAAGCTTCTCTTGGAGAACGGCCCACCGCCACGTAAGAATATTAGATATATACAAAGTAATAACTATACCAATAACACCTAACTAAATACATATGTACCATCCCATAGATAAAAAAATGGACCGGGCACCACCCCAGTCCAGAATCTGCTTTGCACACACAGCCTTCAGGATTCCTTTCTGAAGCTGCGTTGTCAGTCTAGTCAAGTCCCGCTAGTATGCGCAAGCAAACGGCGCAACCTCATTTGCACACCCACCATGTCTCCATTTAATTTCCAGCCTGTTCAACTGCTTGAACTCTCCGACGCTGACACTCCGAGCATTGATGTGCAGGATGGACAGCTGATCCTCACCGCTCAACGTGGTGAAGAGAAGATCCGAATCACTGCTCCTCTGCGTCAGGTTCTTCCCCAGGTGGCAGCAACAACTGTCAAGGGTCCGTCTCGATTGAAAGGGCTTCACCTACCTGGTGGCGATAAGCGTGTTGGTGAGCTGAACGGCATGGCCAAGCTCAACGAACAAGCAGTTCGTGAAATCCGTCTCATGATCAGCGATCCGAAGTTTATCAAGAGCTTCCGCACACGCCACGCTCTCTGCTTAGAAATTGCTAAGGCTTATAACGTTCATCCCGCTACGGTGAAGAACGTTATTGATAACGTCAGCTGGAAGCACGTCAAGATCTAATGGAAAAGACTTACAGCATCTTGATCCAATTTGGTGATGGAAAGCCTGTAGCTTCTAAGATCAAAGCAAAGGATGGAGTCGATGCTCAGGACAAAGCATTACGCTTAAACCCTGGTGCACGCTCCATCCGCATCACCGGTGTCTTAGAAGTCCACCTTCCAAAGCTAAAGCCTCTTCCTAAACCAAAACCAAAGGCTGCTGTTCATCCACTCTTTACAGATGTTGATGATGCAGTGGTTACGGATTACGTTAGGAACACTTCTCCTGATGTGCGGTTACAGATTTGTCACCAGCTGCGGAAGGAAGGCCTGACCTATAAGGCCATCGCTAAACAATTGGATATGGGTGAGACAACAGTTCGCACCTGGATCAAAAACACACTGCCCTCCTAGTGAGGGCTTTTTCTTTGCACATTTCACACCATGGAATTCCGTCTTCCCACTGAACTTGCAAACAAACTGGTTGATTATGACCAGACCCTCAAACAAATCAAACCCAAGAAGGAACCAAAAGAAGCCAGCACCAGGCTCAAGCGCAGAACAAAGCTAGCCTTCCCTTGTCCTGACATCTTCTTTGATCTCACAGTAGATGAGATCCATGAGATCTACGAAGAGTTCTGCTTTCGCCCTGCTCCGATGCGTTATCACACGGTACGCAGCAATGTAAATCCCATGCTTACTCGTTATCTCGTTGCATGGGATAAGTGTTCACAAACTAAACAAGAGATCTGGTATTGCTGGAAGGTTGGTGATAAAGATTGTCCCATCATATTTAGAACATGGGATGAATCAGATCTAGATGATGAGTACCACGAATTCCGTGCTGATCAATCATTGAAAGCTTTAAATAAAGCTCAAGATAATCCTTTTACTGTTAGATATAAAGCAGAACAAGAACGTTATGAAGCAGTCTCTTGTTTTATATCTGCTGTCTGTAATCAAGTTGAATTGCCTGAAATCAATAGAGCTTTACATGTAACAGGTAAATTAAATATGTACGGTATTACTAAATTCTTTTATGAGATGTTTTTCTCTGCTAAAGATGAGCAATCTTTTTATCCTGCTCAGTGGTTATCAAAACAGAGAATGCACGCTATGACTGAGTGCATGATTGATCTTAAAACAAATAGCACCATCATTAATAGTAAGTTTTACCAGAACGAAGTAAGAAAAGAAGCTAAGTGTTTAGAGGAAAAAGTATTAACTGGATATATTAATCCTCAGTCTCTTGTTCATAAACTAAGTTACATTTATTTGTTTCTTACTGTATTTCCTGATGAGTATGATCGTTCCATTAATCTTTATACTCAACTAAGTCAATATCATTTTTCTTCTCATTGGTCTACTTGGGCAATCTTTGATCGAATTACACGTGTAAGAATTGGATTTAGATCTAAATTTATGCAGTGGTTTACTTCTAAAGTTACACCACAAATGTTTATCAATTGGATCCTTGAAGAAGTAGAAATTAAACAGAAGCGTGACTATGACACTACCATCCGCGACACAATGGAAATGTTGATTAAAGCTAGAGAACGAATTGATTACCTAAGTAATCCCAATCCTGAGTATCTCAAAAAACCTAAGCGCTGGCGTCTCCAGGAGGTTCATGATCATTACGTTGGCATCACTCTTCAGATGGATAACCAGATGAAGAATCTACCAACAGATTTGATTCCAGAACCAATTACTTTTGAAACAGAGCTTGGAACCATCCGTATGTTCCAGCCTTCCACCAATCACGAGGTCATCCGCTGGGGTAAAGCAGTCCGTAACTGCGTTGGTTCAGCTGGCTATGACGAGCGAGTGCTCAAGCGCAGCGCTTTCCTTGTGTTTGCTGAACGCAACGAGAAGCCATGGCTAACCTCTTTGCTTACCCTCAACATGGGGATGCTCCACGTGGGACAGACGGTCTCACCGTTCAATGCCAACCTAGAACCTGGTGAGCGCCAGGTGTATGAGCGGTGTTTACAGCAAGCCATTGGTATTACTGAGCAACAGTAAGATAAAGCAACATTCATTGTTGCTATGGAAACCTCCACTGATGCAGGTCTCACCGTTACCTTTGACGATGAGACCGGCGTTTTTTCTTTTGAATGGGATGAGGAGACTCATCCTGAGTACAACTTTATTAAAGATTTCACCGATGAAAGTTTTGCTACCATGATGCGCAACTACATGGAGAGCTTGGATCTCCCTCCCAATGTCACGGAAGCCAGCGACGATTCAACCGAAGTTTCAGCCGGGTGATCGGGTAGCAGAGCGCCCAAAAGCATCCCTCATCTCTGCTATCCGCAAAGAAGCACGGGAGATTGTTAAAAAGTACACAGGTCACCGCCGTGGTGTTGTAGTTGGCAACACCATCAAGGTGTTGACTTCAAGCAATGGCCGCACCAGCAGGGTGTGCTACGTCAGCATCTTGTGGGACGGATTGAAAAGTCCTTCTGAACATTCACAGATGCGAATTTGTTTAGAAGAAGAGTACGACAAAATCCGTCAGGATCACTATGCATTGACTGAGTAGATCTACACACTTCTCTTTCTCATGACTGACAACAATCATCCGATTACTCCTCCGCCTGAGCTGTTACGAGAATGGGTAGGCAGTCAGCACGGCTACCTCAATGCTGCCCGCTGGGGCGCTGATCAGGAGCTGGAGGCGTGCTGTGCGGACCTGCGAATGGTTCTTGGACCCAACCAAGCTGATTGGCTGCGCTCCGTGCGCCGCCCCAAGCCGCCGAGCTTGAAGGAGCAGGCGTTAGGAGCCCTCTATGCCATAGCCACAGGGGCTGATGACACCAGAGAGTTTCACCAAGATCTGGAAACCATTAAGCAAGCTCTTGAATCCCTGCCCGATTAGTCAACATCACTTCTATGCGTAATTACTTTCTTGCCACACTCGCAATCCTTACCCTTGTGGTCGGATACGTATTTCTTCTGCAGTCTGCCAATGATCGCATTGAAGCCAGGTGTGCTGCCAATGGCGGTCAAGTGCTAACGCAACCTGGCGATGTGTCCAGATGTTTGCGCCCTGCCCAGTAGTCAGACCCACTTATCACTTTTCAATCATGAGCGGCAACGCTAAGCGTGAGTTTAAAGTTGGTGACCGTGTTAAGTACAACAAGAAAGGAATGGCTGGTCCTCTTTCTAACAACAAACCACACCAAGTGTTTGCTCCACGGTTAGGAGAAGTGAAGGGCATCTTCATTAAAGAAGATGGCAAAGGTTACAAACGCAAGTGGATTCAGGTTCTCTGGGATGGAGCAGTACGCCCCAGTGATCACGCCAGTCAGCGGCTGGTGTTTGAGCATGAAGAATGTTGACTAACCCTGTAAGCTAGGTAACAACGAAGGAATGAACCAATGAGCATTGTTGAACTTGTTTGGGCTACACCAGATGCTGAAGCACTGATCACTAAGATGGCACGCGTTTCAGCGCCAGCCAATGAGAACAACATGGAGACTGCTCCTAAGTTGCTCCGTTACTTAATCAAACATGCTCATTGGTCGCCATTTGAAATGGCAAACATGTGTATAGAGATTCATACAACTCGTGCAATCTCAGCCCAGATCATCCGTCACCGTTCATTTTCCTTTCAAGAATTTAGTCAGCGCTATGCAGATATCAATCTGTTAGGTTCAACTTACGTGCCGCACTTGCGTCGCCAGGATACAAAAAATAGGCAGAACTCTGTTGATGATCTTGATGCAGAGATGACCGGTCAATATTACCGGCGCATCAGTACTCTCTTTGAAGAAGCTGAGCATCTGTATAAAGAGATGGTGAGTTCTGGTGTAGCAAAAGAATGTGCACGTAACATTCTTCCGCTTGCATCTCCTACCCGTATTTATATGAATGGCTCCTTGCGTTCATGGATTACTTATATTGCTCTGCGCGAAAAGCACGGAACGCAGATGGAGCATATGCAAATTGCAAAAGATGCTAAGAAGATCTTCTGTGGTCAGTTTCCTACGATTGCAGAAGCTCTAGGTGGCTCTGAAGAATGGACCATCTAAAAGATAAAGTATAAAGATTAATAACATTTAATTACCTGGGCACCGCAAGGGTAAGTCCCAGCTTTGTTGTATTTGCACACACCACGATGGACAACAAACTACCCAAAGTTCCTGAGAAAGCTCTTGAAGCTTTGAAGGATGGCATTCAATCTGTTCTTGATTCTAAAGATTGGACTGGTTTTCTTTCTGCTATTCGGTGCATACATGACTATAGTTTCAACAATAAGTTGTTGATTATGATGGCGCAACACAAGCGTGGATGGGCGTTTAGTCCATTTGTTGCTGGCGCCAGGAAGTGGAACGACAAGTTCAATCGGCAACTTAAGAAAGGTGAGTTCACCAATCCCATCTGGATCCTTGCTCCAGTACTCATTAAGAAGACGGACGAGAATGGACAAGTCCTTTGTCGTGCGGATGGAACGCCTGAGCAAGTGCCAATTCGCTTTCGTGGGGTGAAGGTCTATGACCATCATCAAACAGAGGGAGATCCAATCCCTGAACCAGACACCACTGGCATGATGGCACAGCTAGAGGGAAACATCTCCTCCCATGTCATGGATGGTATGGTTGCCGTTGCTAAGCGCCGTAGCGTTGAGGTGCAGCGTTGTTCTGCAGCTGATCTTGGTGCTGCGCTAGGCCGCTGCTGGTTTGCCAATCAAGGGCGGGCCAGCAAGATTGAGATCAGTTCAGAACTGAATGAGATCACTGCTGTCAGTGTCATGGCCCATGAGCTGGGTCACGCCATCCTCCACAACCGTGATGAGTACCAGGAACATGACTCCTCCTCCATCAAAGAACTGGAAGCTGAGTCAGTTGCTTATCTGGTTTGTTCTCATTACGGCGTGGATCTTGGTTGTCGCAGCTTTCAGTACATTGTTCATCACAACACTGCGTCTGATGATGTCGTTGCAGATCTTTTGAAGTCAGGTGATCGGATCTTCCGTGCCTACGAGGAGATCATTAAGACCACTGATGAATACCTCACGACAGGGCCAGCTCCAGTGGAAGCTAAGATGCTGGCTGCTGTCTGAGTTCAGATCAAGCCAGGCTTCACGAGGCCTGGCTCTAACCGCTTCTGAAGTGCGGGTAACGCCTCATGAAGTAAATCAAAAGGCAACGAAACTCTACCATTGATGAAAGGTTTTGTCAGCTCAACGCAACCCACACGCACTGCTAGTTATTGGGTTGCCTGTTACTCAAAAGAAGATGAAGATGTTCCGATGGGTATTCACAAAAAAGTTTTGAAGTATAAGGTAGGACAGGATAAAGAGAAACTTATTATTCGGTACTGCCACCAGTTGTTTGATCTCAACCGCACCATCTGGGATGTGCTTGTGCACCAGGGGCCATCAGAAGTTCCAGAACACGGCGATCAAGTCGTGATGCGCATGAGTCGTGATCAGTTCCGTGGCTCGACAATTGTTCGTTAATCCTTTATAATTTTTTTGGTTCTGATCAGACCCTCGTGGCCACGAGAACGTCCAGTTACTTTCAGGCGTAACTGGATACCTGATATCACAGAGTGGAAGCTGTGATGTCAACGATGAAGCAGAAAGAGGAATGGGGGCCGACCCTCATTTAAAACCCGTGAACGGGATCCTCTTCTGTTAAAAATTTTTGTAGGGGCGCAGCCCCACCGATAGCTACACGGCAGGGCTGTTCACTTACCAGCAGAAGGAAACCACAAAAACTTCTGCTCCCCAGGGCCTGCCGTGGTTCTTCTACGGCCCCATCCTATAATAGGTTCTATGCGCTTTACAAGAACCTCACCATGGCCGTATTATGCAAACCAAAAATCATAGGGACAGTTGCCTGTGATTCCGGTTCAATCGCTCTTGTTGATCCATCTCATCTCGAAGTATCGGATGCAGATACTGTTCAGCTTCCTCATTGGAATCTGTTTACTTCTGTGGATACTGAAACAGGAGATGGAGAATTTGTTGTTTACGCTCAACGTGACAACCGTGGTTGTTTGCGTCGAGTCATCATTGAAATTGAATGATCTCTACAACTATCTTTCTGATCTGGGTTCTCATCAATATCATCTTCTTATTTAACTTTAATCTTCCAGTTGGTTACCTTGTTATTGTCAACCTATCCTTTATAGTGGCGAGTATCCTTTCAGATGCTGAGCCCCACAATCGGATATGAGCAACCTGCTAGACCCCAGGCGCGAGCCCAACCGTTGGCTTGCTGCTATGTTTGATCACCTTCTTCAGGTAGGCGATTCTGACTCTCTTGATTCTCTTCGTTCTGGTTATTATCAACTTTGTAATGTTGTTGAGCCTGGTTTGATTGACAGTCTGTTTCAACCTTGGATTGAAGCATATCTTCAAGGACTCCAGGATGAGGATGGAACAGAAAACATTCAAAATATCCAGCGTCCACCGCAGGGGCTAGAGGATCTGCCGGAACCACTCCAATAATTTTCCCCAGTTCATATAACGGTTCAGCTGCATATGGCGGTCTGTGCCACCAAAACTTCAAGGCTTCCCAATCCACTGACCAGTCCGGGTGGTACGCCAACCACCTGGACCATGCCTTGAATTGCTTTTCTGGATGCCGCGAGGTGCAATCCAAATACAAGCAGTCGCCAGGTTCCAGTTGCCAACGTGCTACCAATAGGTGCTTAAAGCCTTGGTTAATTGATTTGAATCCACCTTTACCTGTTAGGTGGCTGCGCATATTGCTAGCACGTTTGTTCTTTTTATTTCGGTACCAATCATTAAGTTGCCGCTTTGATTTGCTGATGGCATAAGCGACACGCCATACCCAATGATCACCAGTAAAGCAAAACTCTGGCGTTAGGAAGAGTTTGCAATACTGATCATTGATTTTAAACGTAGTAGTGCTACGCTTGCGGCATACTTTATAGGTCATGGCGTGGACGATCTTATCATCGCTATCCAACAAGATCCCGAACTATGGGAGATTGTTGAGAAGCTGAAAAGTCCTGATGAAGATCTAGAAGATTTCCTGCTCAGCATAGCGCATATGCTGTCGATTGAATTCCAGGAACTTCATAAGACAGATCTTTCTGACAAACTTGCTTCCCTTTTCGGTGGTCTTCCTAACAAGTCACTGATCATGGCACCGATGCTTCTGCATATTGCACTGGATATTTTTCTGATGCGTGCCATTCCTCATCAAATGGAGGGGTGAAATGCAACGCGGTTACGTGCTCTGTAACTATGATCTCTCCCAGGTGTTGTGTTTGACACCAGGGAAAGACGGTGTGATGCTGCAAGATGTGGACAGTACAAAGGTACTCAACAAAGCAGTGTGCCTGCCGGATTTGACTGAAGCTAAAAATGTTTCACAAAGGCTTCAGAATAAAGAGATGACAGGTGACCTTGAGATTGTTAATGTGGCTCGGCTTTATAAGAAATTTTTCTAAGGTGATCTCCTTATGAGATTGGTATTGGACCTTGAGAGCAATGGGTTGTTGCCAGTAATGGACACAATCCATTGCATTGTGCTACGTAATGTTGATACTGGTAACTTAATTAGCTGTGCAGATCAACCAGGTCATCACAGCTTAGAAACAGCTCTTGATTTTATAAAAGAAGCAACGTTACTTGTTGGTCATAACATTATTAAGTTTGATCTACCAGCCCTGAGAAAAATATATCCAGGTTTTCAACTTAGACCTGATGTTCAGTATTACGATACGTTAGTTGTTAGCAGAGTCATGTGGCCTGAATTAGAGCCTGTTGATGCTGCTAAGTTCTCACATATCCCACGTAAATACTTTGGGCGCCACAGCTTGGCAGCCTGGGGTGAACGCCTCGGTGTTAGTAAGATTAATTTCAAAGAAGAGAGTAAAAAAGATAATGATGAAGTAGAAGATGTGTGGGAAAGATGGACACCTACAATGCAAACATATTGTGAAGGTGACGTAGAAGTATCGACTAGACTATATGAATATCTTTCCTGTCAAGATCTGGACTCCAGGTGTCTGGAACTAGAGCATGAGTTTGCTCTAGTCATGGCACAGCAGGAAACATTTGGGTTTCCCTTCAATGAAAAGGCAGCCTATGCGTTGGTCAACACGCTCAAAGCTCGACGCTCTGAGCTTGAAGATGAACTCCAAGCAACCTTCCCGCCAATCGAGAAGGAACGCTGGTCGGAAAAGACTGGCAAACAACTTAAAACAGAGATTACAGTATTCAATCCTGCCTCCAGGACACAGATCTCGCAGCGTCTACGAGCTAAGTACCCTGAGATTACGTTTGAATCCACGGAGAAAGGCAAGCCAAAAGTGGATGATGATGTTCTGGAGTTTCTTGGTCAGAAATATCCAGAAGCCAAGCTCCTTGCTGAGTACCAACTCTTTAATAAAAGGCTTGGTCAAATTGCTGAAGGGAAGGAAGCATGGCTGAAGCACTGCAGGATTTATAACGATGGCCGTATTCATGGCGAAGTTATTACTAATGCTTGCATTAGCGGCCGATGCAGCCACAAACGTCCCAACATGGCCCAAGTCCCCAGTGTTGGTCACGCTTTTGGAGCTGAGTGCAGGGCTCTGTTTTATGCTCCTGATGGTTGGCTGCTGGTTGGTGCTGATGCTTCTGGACTCGAACTCCGGGCGCTAGGTTCCTGGCTTGCTTACTTTGATGATGGTGAGTACGCCAGGCTAGTCAGCACCGAGGGTTTTGATATCCACACATACAATGCCAAACTCTTCGGGATCTACGATGGTGTTGGTGAGATCAGCAAGGCTACCCGTGATCTATCGAAGCGGCTTATTTATTGCATCTTGTATGGTGGCGGTGCAAAAAAGACTGGATCCATTATATCTCCTGACGAAAGTGAAGATACCCAATACAAGCAGGGTAAGAAAACCATTGATACTTTCTATCGGAATCTACCTGCTATCAAGAAGCTTAAAGATCTCATCGACGAACGCATTACGCAACGCGGTTATCTTACTGGTATTGATGGCAGACGGCTACAGATTCGCTCTAAACATTCAGCCCTCAACCAGCTCCTCCAATCCACGGGCGCAATCGCGGTAAAGAAAGCAACAACAATTCTTTATAATGATTTAACTAATGAAGGATTAGTCTTTGCAAAAGACTGGGGATTTGTTGCACACGTGCATGATGAATATCAGGCTCTAGTTAAACCTGAGTACGTTGATCTTTATACCAAGCTTGCTATTGATTCTTTCCGTAAATCCGGTGAGTACTTCCAGTTAAAATGTCCACTGACAGGTGAGGCTAGGACAGGAAGGAACTGGCAAGAGACTCACTGAGGATTAACTTTTACGTTTCCAGCTGAATCAACATCTAAATTATACTTATAAGGTTTGCCATATCCTTGGGTTACGATGCCGCGACCAATCATGTCAGGGCTAACAGGCATGAAAAGTGGACGTTTCCAAAAACTTGTATCAGTTAGAAATCCTCCTTTATTTTTAGGTGCATAACCAAAGTTATATGTTTCATCTTTGATTGTATATTTACTATCTGTTATTGTAGGCTCTACCCAGACGCTTCCTAGTGAGTTGCGTAATTGCCACTGTTCACCAGTAGTGCCAGTATGCATAGCTTTGTATGCAGATTTTTGTTCTGATGGAGTTGCATCTCCAAAGCGTCTTTGTAAAACTGTTTCTGGCCCTACATCTCCCGATGCATAATATAAAGGAACATAGCCTTCTTTAAGTTTTTCTCCATACCAAGGTCGTTGTCCTGGTTCACTTAAAGCGCTTTGCATGAAAGCAGGATCAGAATATTTTTCTTTATTTTGTTTTATATCTGCATAAAGTTGACGCCCAACTGTTTGTGGAATTTGTAAATTATCGGCACCAGTTCCAGATAAATACCGAAGGAACATGTTGGTATTTAGATCATATTCATTTTGAATGTCCGGATTAGCTGCGTAATATTCTGATACTTTTTGTATTTCTTTTGGATTACTTAAGACCACACCAACAGGATTGGCGCCTGCTTGTGTAATTGCTCTAAGCGCATTCAATGCCTGACCTTGACCAGCAAAACGCCCTGGTTTTCCTTGATAATCATAGCTAGCACTTTGTCTTGCTAAACTTTCTTGACGCCGTCTAGCAAGCTCACGTTCACCTTCTTGTTTTGCGCGTGTTAGCGGGGAGGCAGTTCCACCGCCAGGAAGCCAGCCACCTAAAGCACTGTCTGCTTGGCTCCAAACTTGTCCTGCTTTTCGAAAAAAACTAGATAAAGGCATTACTTTTTCTTTCCGCCATTCTTGGCTTTACGGGCGTTTGCATTACCGCTGTTCTGTTTAGCATTTTGCTTAGCAGTAGCAGCGGATTTTTTGTTCTTGGCCTGAGCCATTTTAATACTATCTTCTACTTGTCATTCTACGAGAAGTCAGTACAGTAGTTCCGGTGCCCACCTTCTCATGGAACCCCAACGCATCAGCGCTATCAAAGCCTCCCTGTACGACATGTCCATGGAGGAACTTCAAGATATGAGTGATGATCTCAGTGCTCTCATCTCAGTCTTAATTACACGCCAGGTGGCTATCGAAGATGCCATCTTGGATCGACTCGAAGCAGCCTTTGCGAAACAGGTATGAACCCTGAGGAGCACAAATGGCACCAGCGTTTTACCTTGCTAGCTAGGCAAGTTGCCAGCTGGAGTAAGGATCCATCCACTCAAGTTGGTTGCGTACTGACTAACAACAAAAAGGTTTTAAGTGTTGGATATAACGGGTTTCCTAAGAACATTAGTGATGACCTAAACCGACTCATTGATCGTGAGCAAAAGTATGAAATCACTGTTCATGCTGAGGTTAATGCAGTCACAACAGCTGCACTTCATGGTGTCAGTACTGAAGGCGCTAACGCTTACATTACTTTCAATCCATGCTCTCGCTGTGCTGCTGTACTTATCAACGCAGGTATTAACGCCATCTATGTGGATGGCGGTGCCCAAGTCCCTGAGCGTTGGTTAGAAAACTTTATCTTGGCCAGCAAAATTCTTGCTGAAGCCGGGGTAGAGTACCACACCATTGATCCCACTTCCTAATCATGAACACTCTGCTTGCTACTGGTATCTACGCCGGTGAGAAATTCATGGATAATGGTTTGCGTTTTGTGCAAATCAATCTTCCTAAAGTAGGTAATTCAGGAGCACAAGTTCCTCTGCTGGTTGTACCTAACAAAGCAGCAGGTGAAACCTTTGATGTATTCCAACCTGGTGCAACATTGTTAGTTGGCGGTCGTTTGTATCCCAATCGTCAAGACTACAAGATGTACTTGGTTCCTAATCAAGTATTCCAAATTGCACCACCTAACTTAACTGTTAACCAGGTTAATCTTGCTGGTGGTGTTGGATTTATTCCAGAACAAAACAAAGAAGATTTGTTTACTTTCTCGCTAATGTGCTCAGCCCCAGCGCAGCAGATCCTTGGTCACACCTGGGATGACAGCCTTGCCTTCCGCATGGAAGCCTGGGGTGATGACGCTAAGCGCATGACTGCAAACCTCCACGTGGGACGGCAGATTGCTGTCAGTGGCGTGCTCCGCTACAACACCTGGACGACACAGGATGGTCAGCAGCGTGGCATGTACCAGGTTCGCGTCAAAAGTGGTACCTATGCCTTCTTTGGTAAGAACAAGAAGAAGGAAGAGCAGAATGAACTGCGGGCCATTAACACTGGCAATCGGTTTGAGTCGCCAGCAGCTGTCACAGCTGAGCCTTACCAGTCTGCTGTGCAACTGCCTCCTCTCCAGCAGGATGTGCCCGCTGGTGTAACAACTGATGATGTTCCTTTCTGATTGCCATGCCTCCTCAATTTGAACTTACAGGACAGGATTGTCTTTCTTTAAGAGATGCTATTGCTTACGAGTTTTATATGGATAATGTAGTTACAACTATGGAACAATGCAAAAGTAATGATGAAGATTATGCAAAGGCACTCGCAACGCTTGCAAGAGCTTCATACATTGTTGCAGATATATTCTGGGCAGCTCGTGAACAGCAACTCAATCCATCTAGTGAATCATAAGAAAAAGTAATACGTAACAATGAATTCAATCCATCTGCCTTAGCTAAGGTAGGGGAGGCGAAGAACCAAGGGTTGCGGGTCACACTGCAACCTTTTTATCCTCAGGTCAGCGCCAGCGGAGCCAACCCGTTGTGCAGGTGCAACTCCTGTTCTGAGGACCATCTAAACAAACCGACTGCTCTGAACAAACTGAAATGACTTCAATTCTGAACCGCTATCTCAATACTGAGAAGTACCAGGGTGTCCTGCGTGACTTCTGCAACTGCCAGATCCTGAATGACAAGAGCCAGTGCGGCCTCTTTCTGAAGGACACTGTGCTGGCCCGTATTGGTTGGACTGGTGCTCCCGATCAATTCCCTGATGCTGAGGAGTACGAGCACACCTATAACAACGGTGACAGCAACAAAGGAATCTTCTTTAAGACTCCCCGCATGGTAGTGCTGCACTGCGGTTTCAGGAAAGATGTCACCTTTATCGAGAATTCCGAGAAGGGTGGCATCGAAGGAATCTATCCTCGTGATTCGTTTCTCTATGACGATTGGCAGGAGAAGAATCCCAACAAGCCTTCGCCCTACAAGCGTCGTCGTCTTGTTCTGATCTTCCTTGTTGATGAGAAGGGCACTCCGGTTCACAAGAAGCCGCTGCTCCTTTCCATCCACGGTGGTGCTTCCAACCTGTTTACCGATGCTTACGGCACTTTCATCGAGCAGCTGGAGTCTGCGTTTGCTGAATTTGCTGGGCTGAAAGGTGGCGCTGGCTTTGACCCCAAGCAAGCAGCTGCTGCAATCTTTACTCCCACCTTTGGTTCTCAGCTCTATGGTGAGAACAACAAGAGCTGGATTGCATTCCCCAAGCAATGGGTTGTCCCCACGGTCAAGAACATCGAGTCTTTCTTCCCTAAGGGTGAGGATGATATCGACTTCATTGAGGAAGTGTGGGAGACTTGTCCGCCTGAGGTGTATGCCAAGTCCTTCTTCCAGCAATGTGAGAAGGAGATTGGCTACCACGCCATCAAGCCTGGCCTGGATTTCTCCCTGCCTCCTGTTGAATCCTCTGGCTCCAGTGCTCGTGTGCTGACCGGCGCACGGGATCCTGAGACCGGAGAGATCGAACTCTGATCTAGACTGCTTCTGGAATGTTCAGCCGCTCCTTCGGGGGCGGTTTTTTATTCTTCGTAGTAGGTTTTGATCACATCAGCCTCCAGGTTGGCAAGCCGTGTAATCAAACTTCTAATTACTGCTTGACGTTGAACCGAGAGTTGCAATAGCTTCAGAGCTGCAGACTTCAGAACAATCGGATCGTCAACTGCTTCTATTTCTTTTGTCAGCTTCGTAAGCAAGAACTCATCTTCTAATGACAGGTTAAAATCATCAGGATTGAACTTAAACTCAATCAGCTCAAAGCCAGACATCTTGACATGGCATAATGTTTAGTCTAAGCATTAAACATGCGAAGTAAAGTTTGAGTTAGACTATCTTTATATTCTGATCCACTAGCAACTGTGGCAATCCCTAAAGCAGATCCCAAAAGTTTTCTAAACCGTTATATCGGTAAAAACGATCAAGAGTCTGGTAAAGAACGTAGAGAGCGCCGCCAGGAACGACGCGAAAAGAAAAGAGAGCGTCAGTACAATGCTTCTATTCCTCAGGAATATAAAGATAAGTATGGTTCTACTGCTGGATCTATGTACGAAAGGGATAAGCTTGCCCAACGTGACGTCTCTACTGCAATGACAAAGCAAGGCGTTACTCCACTAGAAATAGATCGTTATGGTAGTGATGCTTTAAATGTGGCACGTGCACGCCAGTTAAACGAGCAGAAGAAGCAGATTGCAATGGATACTCTTACTCCAGGGATGGAGGATCGTCAAAAGGCGTTAGATGAAAGCTTCCGTTTAGCACAAACCGCCGGCATTCCAGGTGCTCGTGACTCTAAGCAAGCAACTAAGGATTTCTACACTAAAGAATTTGCTCGGTTTGGTAATAGCGCAAATGTTTTTGGTATGAAAGATCTGCTTGAAATGCGTAACCGGGGCGAAAGCGAAGGAGATATTCGCCGTATTGCTTTAACCATTGGTAGCGTTGGTCCACTTGCTCGTAAAGAGCTTGGAATTTAATTAACGTCTTGCTAGACTATTTTCTATAACACATAGACTATAACAACTGTGGCTGATACTGCACCAACTACTCCTACCAAGTCACTGTCTCAGCAGTTCCTTGACAAATACTTGGCTGATCCTGAGAAGAACCCTTATGGTCAGTTCTACTCTCAAGCAGCTGGTAATTCAGTAGTTGGTCAGTTGCCACGTTCTTTTGAGAAGTACGGAGCATTACCTGATCCTTTAGCTCTTGCTAAACAGTTGCAAGGAGCAGGTGACTCTCGCGCTGTACTAAAAGCTTCTCAAGCTGCTGTTAATAAATTTAGTGAGCAACGTGCTGCTAATTATGCAGCTTATGAAGAACCTTACAAAAAAGCTGAAGCATTGTTCCGCCAGCAAAGGCAAACAGGTTTTGCTACTCCAGAAGCAGAACAAGAAGCTCGTCAAGGTTTAGCTGCTGTTCGTGAAGCCACTTTCATTCCTTACTTAGCCAACCGTGGTTATCTCCAGGCTCAAGAACAGTTGACAAGAGATGCAAGTACTCTGGCTAAGCGTGAATCCAGGATGTCCCGCATCAGTGAACTGCTGTCTAGCCGTGGTGCTAGTCAAGAAATCATTGATGCAAGTTTAGATCCTTTCAAGAAAATTCAGAAACGCCAAGAAAAACGAGCAGCTACTCGCTACGGAGCTGTTAAAGATGTTGGACAAGGTGGCACTGTTGAACTTGGTGATCGTTTAACAGCTGGAGAAAGTATTAAAGGAATGATGAACAAAGCTGTAGATGAAGCATCTGATCGCCGTTGGCGCAAACAATACCGTGATGGTAAAGCTCCTGGTCAGGGGGCTGGCTACGAATCCCGATCTAAAGCTTGACGGCAACAACTGAAAACCTAGACTGGATCTGGGTTTTCAGCTCTTGCTACAATGGCAAAGAAATCTTTCAGCGGCACCATTCACAAGGAGTCTGTGCCTAAACGGACTTCTATTGGCCATGGCCGGCGCAAGCGTGGCTCGTTTAAGAACAGCAAAAAGTACAGGGGGCAAGGAAAAGCATGACCTTCTAGACCTGGAGTAAGTCTTAAAACTGCTCCTGCACACACCACCTGACCGTAATGACCGTAACCGAAGCGCTGCTTTCCGATGCTCAGCGTCTTGTGTATGGACGCAGAAGAATTATTGACACGCTCTATCAAGAAGATCCAGATAAGTTCAAAGTTTTACAGGCTACTGATATTCAATCCATCTCACTCCAGGATGATTTGGTTTGTCTGGATCTAGCAGACACCCAACTCTATATAGAGCGGGCAAAAATCCTCAAAAATTTTTGGGAGCACCGCACGCGTACCCCTTCCTACTTTGATTACAAGGTCTGGAGCCAGGCATTGAGCAGCCGCCCCTGGCAAGGAACACCTGTTGCAGCCTTGGATTACGGTCCGTCCCAAGCAATTGATGCGCTGGAGCCTTTGCTGGGACGCCCGCCTCGAATTCAAACGGATCGTGATGGAGTACAGAAGTTGTACTTTGTTATGGAGAAAGAAGAAATGTGCAGCTGTGAATCATGGAATCAAATGCATGTTCACAGGCATGAACTTTCTGATGAGTTCTCTACTTATACCGACATAAAATTCAAGCCTATTTGTAAGCATTTACAATGGTGTTCTGCCAACATGTTGCTTCATGCAATTCGGTTTGAATCCAGGCAGAACGATAAAGAATATAACCCAAGAATCTGTGTCTACTATTTTGATCATCGTCGCGGTTTGTTACTGTATCGCGTTACTTATGACGGTGTAAAAACAGGTGGTCAGTGGCTACCTGTTGGTGGGTGGAAAGAAAAAGCTGTCTATGACAGCAACCACATGCCAACCGGAGCTTGCTGGCAAACCTTCACCGATGCTTTAACTCAAGATCCTCCCTTCAAACTATCGCCCTATTCCCATAGCCTGGGTGCTCTGATGAATAGCACCTGCTCTAAACAGTCCTGATTGCACACCACCGCATTACTCACCATGGCTGACAAGCTTTCCCTGATCCAGATTGCTGAATCCATCCAGCACATCAGCTTCTTGAAGGACATGCCCGACATCCCCGAAGATGAGCGGGCCATGCTGGAGCAACATCTTCATGATCTGGCTTCTCGCCAGGAGTCCAAGTTTGATGCCATCATCGGCATGATTAAAAAGTGCGATGCTTATATCGAGGCATTGCAAACAGAGATGGATGAGATTAAGGTAAACCTAGATGCATGGAAAAAGAACCGAGAGAAAATGGTTTCCATTGTTAAGTTTGCGTATCAACAGAATCTCATTGATAACAAACCAACAGGCGTTAAATATCAAGCTACTATTCGTAAAGTTAAGCCACGTCTTGTGGATAACTTTGAACACTGGGAGGAGGAAGATAAGACTGAATTTGGTTTGCGTAAGACCACAACAGTAACGCGCATTAAAGACAACACAGTTGTGGATGTGAAGCAAGAGGATATACCTGATAAAGACCGGGTGCGTGATGCACTTGCTACTGATGACGGCTCAGCGCCAGCAGCAGCCCAGCTTGTTCCTGGATTCTCCTTTGTGTATGAGCGCCGCAAGAGATTAACTACCTGATAAACTAGATGAGTTCCCCCTCTCTTTGATGGGGCCTCACGGTTCTGGAGGCGTCCGTTAACGTCTCCCCGACTTCCCCTCATGCGTCGCCAAAAGCTCTGGCACCTCTGGGCAAAAGCACTCGGAGAAAAGACAGGACGGACAACCTCAGAAGCTGATCAGGTTGCTCTTATCCGTTCCGTCATCTTCTTAACTTACTTCTTAACTAACTGTTTCATTGTGGCTGGTGTCATTCGCCACTGGAACAACTGAGTCTCGTGTAAGACTTAACACTTTCTCCCTACCCTCCCTAGTAACCAAGAACAACATCCGCTAATCTTGGTGCGGCCTTCCGTACCTTCTATGGCTGCTGAGTTCTACTACAGGGATTACGAAACCTATTTCCCCACATTCAGCAAGCACTCTGGCAAAATTGCTGAAATGATGGCTCATTTGAACCATCAGATTACTGAATTTAATTTGGCGCCAGTACCCAGTCAGGAACTGTTTCGTATGACTTTGGATCTGATGTATTACGTTGATCAAAGTTATAAATCAGATCACGGTATTCCTGATCAGTACGAAGTTCTTTCTTTCAAAACTAAAGATGAAATGCTTGATTCAATGCGATCTCTCCTCAAAGAAGAACTTGATCGGTACCTGGGATCTAGCGATGCAGCCAATCAATGAAACCACTCAGTCCTGGGTCTGTGATGTTGATGAGGACGGTGTTCTTACCTTCCCCGATGAACTCTGGAACCTCATGGGTTGGCAGGAAGGAGACACTGTGGAGTTTCTTGATCAAGAAGATGGATCATTTATTCTCAGGAAAGTAGACCCTGAAAGCAATGATCAAGATTGTTAAAGATAAGTTGGTCCGACGTTTGAATGTTCATCTGGTGTCTCACATTGGGGCGCCAGAAACATCAACTGATTGGGTCAATGGCTATCAACAAGCCATCAATGATGCTGAAAAGTTTCTTGATCAGCTTGAAGTTTATGAACCTTACACAGAATGAAACTTTCCGAACTTCTCAACAAGCTGCAACGGTTTCACGATCTGTACCCACAGATTGATCCTGAAATCACGCTGACTGAAGTTGCATATTGTACTTATGATATAAGAAAGACTGATCCCGAGTTTTACTGTAGAACTGTCAAGGAAATTACTTGTTTTGAGTTGCAAACATTCTTGCATATCCCTGCTGAAAGTTTGTTTTCAGAACGCGGTCCTTACCTAAACATCTTCTATGAAGGCGATGTTATTGATAGACCAGAAGACTATTGGAAAAACAATTACTTTGCTCAACATGCAAACAAACAAACTGGAGCAGTTCATTCAAGCAGCTGCTCAAGCCCAGACCCAGGATCTCCAGTGGATCAGCAACCTGTACCAGAGCAGGCTGAAGAATCTTACGGAGAAAAGTGAGAAATATAATGAAGGGAAGAATTCTGCTTTCAATGAAAACACACAAACTAATTGACCTCATGCAGCCAGAGTGGGTTTGTACCGACTGTGGTAGGCAATGGGGTCTATGGTGGGATGATGGAAAATACGCCGGCCCAGCAAAACACTGTGCTACCTTCCATGACGGAAAGTGTGATGTGTGCGGTAATAAAAAACCTGTAACTGAAGCTCGTGACTACGGTTACCTAAAAGAAGGATGGCATGAACCTTTGGTAGAGTAGTACCAATAAAAGTGCTTTGGAATGATGCGTCATCGCAGCGCTCTTAAAGAACAAGTTCTTGCTGATGCTCGTAAGAAAATGGGCATGAGCGATGAAAAACGTACCGAGTTTCAGCAACGAATGAAAGAAGCTAAGGCCAAGCGTATGGCTAAGCAAGAGAAGAAGACAGCTTCTGCATAATTGCTTCTTAAATAAAACCTGCTAACTTAGTGCTGTAAGTACCATTTCATATGGCTCGCAGCACTAAACAAGCACGCTTTAAAGGTAAGCCTTCGGAAATCCTAGACTCCATTGAGTTCGAGGGTTACACCATTCAGTCTTTACGCCACGGGGTAACGGGACATATTCTCTACCGTTATCCCAGCGAAGATTATGACTGGGAACCCTGCTGGGGTATGGACCTTGAAACGGCTAAAAAATCGGTGTTGCGCTGTCGAGAAGCAGAGCAACTACAATCAAAAGCATAATTAGTGTTGTCATGGGACCAGTTAAGAACGACCTTATGGATGACCTTGCATGGTCCATCTATGAGTACTTAGTTGATGAGTCAACCAAGTACGAGGGTTCTTTGCTGGTCCTCATGCCAATCACCAAGATTGCTAAACAGTTTGAACGTAATCACCGGACTGTCACCAGGCGGTTGAGTGCGCTTAAAAATGAAGGGTTGATTACTCCTATCATCAAAAAAGACTATGTGACACTTTATAGTGTTGCTGATGCGGAGATTCCTGATGAATGAACGAGAACAAAATCCCGTTGCGGATCTCACATTCCTCTTGGGTAGCTTTACTGACAATGGCCGCTCGCTTCGATCTTTTGTGAATCACCCTCAAGAACTGGCTATCACCATCTTGGTTACTGGATTACTGTCTAACTCCAGGTGGGCAATGGATCCAGAAGATGCCATCAAGACTGCCTTTGTGATTCACGAGCAGATTCAGAAGGAAGTGCAGAACTATCAGTCCTTGAAGTTCGTCAACAACGTTGAGAACTGCTTTAAGAGACCGGAGTTGACGGAGGAATGAAAAAGAAATCCACGCACGCACCTCTCTCCTACTTCGATATTGATATCGAGTGGGGTCATGTCCGGATTGGCAAGCTGTTGATTCACTGGTTTAACTCCAGTGCTCAGTACGACAGCTGGGGAAGTTGCGATATTACGTGGGATCTTAAGCATTCTTTCCTTTTCTGCTTTAATGAGGTGCGCCAGCGGTTTGAGTTCAGTCACCGCATCATTGATCCCGATATCCGCCGGGTCATGCAGGGCGTCAAACACTTCTAATTGGTTGCAACCACTCAGGTTTTTGCTACGTTACAGGGACTTGAGCTGCGTCTGTGCCTGCTGTCCTGGATGAAATTTGTGCAGACGTTCGCTTAATAGAAGAACTAGAGCGCAAGATTTATACGCCGTACTCTAAAACTGCATCGTATGAGCAGTTCTTGGATTACCGTTCCGAAGGGGATACCCGTGTAGAAATTAACGGTAGTCGCCACTACAAGACGCCTTATGGTGCGCTTCCCTCTGTTACCACAATCCTCTCCGCAACTGGTGGTAACAAGGCAGCATTAGAAAGATGGGCAAAAAAGAATCCTGGTGGACGAGAAGCAGCAGCTGCACGTGGTACCCGTGTTCACTCCTTAATGGAGGAGTACCTTCTTGGTATCAATAAGAACCCGCAGATTGATGATGAGGAGATCTATGACTTCTGGAAAGGTCTTCCCGAGAAACTTGACAAGCTGGATCGGGTGGTCTGGGCAGAAAACCCTGCCAATCCTGATGATTTTGCTTGGACGATGGGTGGTGATGGTATCTCCCGAGTCTGGCATCCAGGTGTTCACGAGAGCGAAACGTGGGGTTGGGCTGGTGCTCCTGACATCGTGGCAGAGTACAAAGGAAAAGTGGTTCTTGGTGACCTTAAAACCAGTAATGGCCTGTATTTCAGTAAGTGGCCAGGACCTGAAACCCTGAAAAGTGAGTACGGAATGAAGCGTGCTGGCTTCATGAAGTACCAAAAGTGCATGATGCAGATGGGTGCTTACGCCATGGCACTGGAGCACACCGTTGGAATTGTTCCTGAGATCATGATGATCTTTGTGGCAACACGGGAGCGGTCCCAAGTGTTTGCAGTACAGGGCGGGACCATCGAGAAGTACAAAAACAAGTGGCTTGATGCTGTAAATAAGTACTATTCTGAGATTCTGCCGTCTCTAAATAAGACTGATATTGATATGGATGTGGTGGACGGCGACGCCTAAGTGCAGGTGTCTGCCTCGTAAATTAAAGATACGAAGAAAAACGGTGGATCTCCTGGGCACTCCTGTCAAGTGCCGCTACGCTGGCTCCGTCGTCTTCTCCCTGATCCGCAATAAAACAACGTGACGACCGCTACTCCAGAACCCAAGCCCCCGCATAAGCATCTGTCTCCAGGTCAGATCAATCTCGATCTGATTCCGGTTGATTTTCCCCTAACTCCCTTGCAGGGGAAGAAAGCTTATCTTCCTGGCTGGACTAGCGACCCCAAAACCGTCAGTGAAATCCGTAAAGAATTAGAAGAAGGCAGGGCAACGGGTGTTGGTTTGCTCTGCGGACAGTGGAGTAATGACCTTGCTCTGATTTTTGTTGATGTGGATGGAGAAGATGCCATCCCCGTCATTGAAGAGCTGGGTGGTGGTCCAATTGATGAAATCTTTCCTCCCACACTGACCATTACCAGTGGGAAACCTGGGAAATTTCGCATGTTATTTCGGGTGCCGCCAGAGCGCATCCAACAACTGCCCGATAAAGCAACCATTAAAGTTGATAAGGCGCCATGGGAAATCCTTTGGAGATCCCGTCAAGGTGCATTGATGGGTGCACACCCTGATACAGCCGGATATTCCACAACAGCGCACGGTGGTTTTGAATATGCCAAGCGCCTACCGGAAATGCCGGAATGGTTATATGAAGCCATTGCCCGTGCATATCCCAGTAGCCGTTACCGGAAACGGAACTCTCCAGCTGGTGCTGTCGTTACCCAAAGCATCACGCTGAACTACGACACAGACTCGAAATATCACCAGGAAACTGTTGTAGCAGAAGCCCTTGAGTACCTGTCCGCACTATCGGAAGAACGGGCTGATGATTATGAAGAGTGGCTTGCAGTTGGCATGTCACTCCACCAAATTGATGAATCCTTACTAGAAGCGTGGATTGAATGGTCCGCTCAGTCCGATCAATTTGAAGACGGTGCGTGTGAGCGCAAGTGGTCTAGCTTTGAGCGGCTGCCTGGTGGACCAAACCCTGATGGCGCCAGGGGTCTGAAAACGCTTCGGGCTAAAGCAAAGGAAGATGGTTACATTGATATGGGAGGCTTTGTTGTTCCTTCCATTGATACCATCAGGAAACGTGCTGCCATGGATGACGACGGCACCGTTGAACATGATGAGGGCAACCTATTTGCTGAACTGTTTGGTGGTGTTGCACTGCCAGACGATCTTTTCGGTGAGGATGGTGAGCTAGATCTGGTACGGATTCCTGGTCAACCGTCCTTGCCAGGTGGGAAGAAGCAGAAAGGAGCAACCCGTAATCCGCCTGCTTCTGAGATTGCTAACTTCATCTCACCCATGTTCAACAAAAATGGGTGGCGATATGACCCTAGATTTGATAGGTTTATGAAATATGACCGCCAACGCGGTGTATGGAATGAGCAAGATCATACGAAAGATTTTAAGCATGAGGTGCAATTTGTCCTCGGAAACACTTCTCTCCCTGGCGGGTACACTTCTCATCTCGTTAATGATGTGTGTGCTCTGCTGGAGGGGCACCTCACCGAATACCAATGGAATGACGATCCCTCCCGTCTTGCATTCCGTAACGGTGTCTACGATCTGGACACCAAGGAATTCCTAGAGCACAACCCTGATCACTTCATCATCTGGGGTCTAGACATTGATTACATCCCAGAGGCTGATCCCGGTCCCATTACCGAGTGGCTCTACCGCACGCAATATGGTGATGAGGCCAGGGTTAATGTGCTGCGGGCTTGGCTCCGTGCCTGCTTAGTGGGGCGTGGTAATGAAATCCAGCGCTTTTTTGAAGTGATCGGCCCAGGTGGTCGGGGTAAATCGACCTTTGCCAACCTCTGCTGTGCTCTTGTTGGTAGCGGGAACTACGCCAGTACTACCCTCAACCAGCTGGAGCAAAGCCGCTTTGAGCTGTCCTCCATCAAGGGCAAGCGCCTGACGCTAATCAATGATTCGGAGCGTTACGGCGGTTCTGCCCAGACCTTCAAGGCACTGACCGGTGGTGACTCCCTGCGCTATGAGGAAAAGCTCAAGCCCATCGGTGAACCATTTGTGTACACCGGCATGGTCATGGTAGTTGCTAACGAGCCCATTCAGACAACGGATAACACCAGTGGTTTGAGCCGCCGCCGCTTAACAATTGAGTTCAATAGGCCCTTATATGAGCGCAATAGTGAAGCCAAGGACATGATCAAGATTGAACATGGCCGGGTGTCAGGTCTCTGGAAGGACTACCTGCCCGGTCTGGTCAACTGGGTTATGGAGATGGATGAACAAACCATGCGTCAGTACCTGCTTGACACCAATGAAATGGTGCCAGCACTGCGCCGCGTTCGTAATAACATCCTCCTCAACAGCAATAACCTGATTGAATGGCTGCAATCAGAAGTGGTGCAAGCTGATCACGTCACTGCTGTTGGTAAGAAGATTCCGAACGGCAATAAAGAAACCAATGAGCGCTATGTCAATAGCAACTACCACCTCTATCCCAGCTACTGCGAATACTGTGACGCCACGGGATCGAAAGCTGTGGGTCAGAAACGATTTATCAACCTGCTACTGGATTGCTGCAAGAACCAATTAGGTCTTGATGAGGTCCGTACCTTTAGTAAAGGTGGCAAACCCTTTGTCAAAGGACTTGCTATCCGTAACTCCGATCAGAAATTTAAAGATCTACCGACAATCCTTCCAGAAGGAAAAGAAGAGTAACTGCACAAAAATAAGTCTGGCTGACAAAAAATATGTCAGCCAGACTCTTGTTGTAAAAATATTAGTGAAGGGGACTACTACGCTTCGAGGGCAGCAACACGAGCCTTCAGTGATTCAATCTCACCAATGGCTTCCTGCAGTGCAGCCGTCAGCAGCGGCACGAGCTTGGACTGGTCGATGCCTTGGTAGATGGGGTTGCCGTCAGCATCTACAGCGTCTTTCTCGCCGGTGATCGCTTCGGGAACGACGGCTTGAACTTCATGGGCGATGAAGCCGTCAACCGTTTGGCCTGGGTTGGCAATGAAGTTGAATCGGCTTGGTTTGAGCTGCTGTAGACGGGTGATGCCGTCGGAAACCAACGAGATGTTCTCTTTTAAGCGATAATCGGAGGAGGTGTTGTAAGACGTTGACGTAGACGTAACACCTATTGTTCCAACTGTTGAGCCACTGCGACGCATCTCTTGTATTGTGCCATCGCTGTTTCGATTTAAGTAGACAGTAGCATTGCTGCCTCTAGAAGCAAGAAGCGTTGCGCCATCTGCAGCGTTTTCAATTACAAATCCAGTATTTGTGTTTCCTACGCCAGGATTAGTTACGGTTGCACCGCAACACAATGTATTTCCATTTTTGTCAATCCTCATCCGCTCCGTCGGAGAACTCGCCCCATCCGCAGTAGTGGAGAACCTTAGAAGAGTTGGCTGGCTACTTCCGGAAGTCCAAGTGCCTCCATCACGTACTGCCGTAATACTTGCTGCCGGAACATGCCCACTGTCTGCAAAGTTAATAACACCAATGTTTACACCATCTGCTGGAGTAGAATCGCCTCTGGTAATGAACAACCCACCAGCATTCGTTGCGCCATTTGCATTTCCTTGAATAAGAAGCCGACAAGTACCCTGAGCGCTACTAGACGTACCAACTAATAAACGTCCAGAGCTGTCTAGATTGACAGATCCATCAGGTGCAGAACTACTTAAACTAAAACCTTTGACTAATGCTGCCTTTGTTTGCGACATTACGCATCAACTTTATCCTTACCTTTCATTTTACAGGAACAAGATTCACATTTCTTGCACCAAGTTTTGTCGCCAGGGATTACTTCGGTTCCGTAATCCCAGTCATCATAGCTTTCTGAATTGCGTAGCCAACGGGCAAACTCTTCAATGTATTTTTTGATGAGTTGTGTTGGCATGATCAAAGAAAACTTGGTAGTTGAGGTCCCTTAGGTCCAGAAGGTTTAGGTGGCATCAACGGTTTAAATCCCCGTTCATAAAGCTGCTCCATGTAAGGAGAGTCAATGTGCGGAGCTTTAATAATTGCGTTCGGTGGAGTGTAACGAATCGTGCGTGCAACTAAAGGTCCACCTTGTTCTTGTTCATACTCCTGACGCACTCCTAAATCTGGAATACCTTCACCGGCCTGGCTGTAGTCCTGCATACCGCTGACGTACTGCTGCAGAAAACCAATGGTGTTTTTGTCCCCACCTAATTTCGTAGGGAAATCATTGTCCATCATCATGATCAGATCAGGCCCAGGCGGAAGGCACGAGTTAAGTTACGGGCACGATCACCAGCACTCATGCCAGCAGTCGTTGCCATGTCAGCTTGCGTAGCAGTGGCTTCCTGTTGGGCAGCCTGAGATGCCAAAGGATTTAAGGTTTCCATCGTTGGACCCATCTCACCTTGGGCACGGGTACCGAGATCACCCATCTGCACCTCTTCTGGAGTAGCAAACGTACCAGCAAAACCCTTGGTTTCAGGGAATGTGGCAGCTAACAGAGGGTTATAAGCACCAATAGCACCACCGGCTTGGGCCATGGGAGTCTTGGCATATTTCTCCATCCAGATCTTCATGCCAAGATCTTCTGCTTCTGCTTGCTTTTCTTGCTTGATCAAGTTTTGGTACTGCGCCATCTGCGACTTGTACTCATCACCCTGTGTGTAATCAACAGTGCCAGCAGGAGTCAGACCTTTAACAATGGCACCAGCATTAACAGTTCCAGCAGGAATAGTTACAGGTGCAGTCGGAATGTTGACGCCAGTGCCAGGAGCGGGGACACGACCAAGAAGAGACTGATCTACCTGCGGAACCGTTTGTGCATTAACACCGCGTGCACCAATTTGATTGCGATTTAAAAAATCAGCAAAGCCTTGTAGTGGTCCACTAGGTGAAGCAATATTTTTGATTGGCGCCAGGATTTCTCCTGCTCGTGTTTGGAAGAATTCCCCAGGACCAAATCCTGGTTTGGTCATCATTAACTCACCGCTAGGTTGTTGCCAACGCTTTCCTTTACCGGGAACATTAACCCACCGCCCCTGAGCCATCTTAAATGTAGAAATCCTTTCTTACAATAGTAACACCGGGACACAGGATCTGCTAATGCAAGTTATTCAAACCTTTCCAAAGGGTACCACTATTGAATTGGGTGAAGATCAACACAACAATCAGGTGCACAGAGTTTGTACACCAGGTGGATCCATGTGTCGCTACGTTGAACCTTACCATTGTGCGTTGACGTACGCTGAGCAGTTCGAGGAATGGTACCCTCATGCTCCCCAAGACCTAGAGTAAAAAGCTTTTTGTTTCCTTTCAGTTAGGAATAAGTTGCTAAAGCAGAGGTTTAACCTGTTTAAATCTCTAAATCCGATATGCAAATTGCCTGGATCTTGTTCTGTTGCTAGTCTCCAGGCAATTCTTTCTGCTGGAAATATACCATTGGCAACAAAAACTCTGTATTTTGCTACACCACCACGGTGATCTAGCTTGGTTGCAGGTTGCAAAGTCTCCTTATCTAGGAGCAGACCTTTATTTTGGTCATAAATTAGCTCTTTTTGGATAGTAGAAGCCTCAGGAAGTTTCAAATAGAAGTGACTTGCCAAGTTGGGGAAAGCAAATGTACTACTTAGGATTGCCCGTAAACCGTTGTCCCGCAGTCACTTTGCTCCAGGGGGCAAAGGAACGGACGTTTTCAGCAGTTATTTCCGCTATTACCTACGGCGTGGCGTTTTAGCTGTTCTAAAGTGTCCGTCATAAGTACGGGTGCTTGGAACGGATACATTAGAACAGCTAGCTACCGGTATCTAAAGATATATAGGGATTTAAGAGCAAAAGCGTCCGTTCTTTTGTCAATCCTTAAAATCCCTTGACTCGCAAGGGATTTGACCCTATCCTCAAGGTGTTCCAAAAACCTCCCCTACTGTGGACTACCTGCAGTTTTTCAGAGATGAATACCTAACAGAACAAGATCTCGTTGCTTTTGCTACTACTCTCAAGCTGTGTCAAGATGGAATCGGATTGAGTCCATGCTGGTGCTTGAAGAAACTGGACCACCCTGGCCTCAAACACTTCTCTACATCGCACCGATTCCGTCCCCAGTTCAAAGGACGGGATGCCAGGCTGCTGGCACTGGCCCTGGTGAATCAGTTCATGCCAGAGGAGGGGGCAGTGGTGGTGCGTAAACACACCTGTCAATCACAGCACTGCATCAACCCGTCTCACTACTACTTTGGAACGTTGAAAGATGTGAAGCTAGAGCACGCCAAGAGAAAAGGAATCAATATCAATCCAGCAATGGTCACAGAAATCCGGTCCAAGCGTGAGTCTGATAAGACTACGTGGACATATCAGAAGTTGGGCAAGTTCTACAAACTCCCCTACCATGTCATCAGACGCATCTGCACGGAGAACGCTTACGCCAATGGCTAACCTTGATGGCATCCTCAGTGAAAACCTGGATTCAATCCTGAAGCCTGATAATAAATTTGAGAACCAGGTCAAGAAGATCCATCAAGAGACTGCTAATAAGTACTGCCTCTGGCACCGCAACGGCGAGCCCACTCATTGGAACAACTTTGGACTCATGGGAGAATGTCGAGATTGCTTAGCAGAGATCCACAGAGGGCGCTGCACTGTTGATGTTTGTAACTTTGAACTGGATACCTACTGGACAGTTCGGAACTTCTGGCTAAAGGTGGATATCAAAGGACCAAATGAGTGCTGGCCTTGGATGGGAGCAACGCGGCGCAACAACCAAGAGACTGTTGCGTACATGCCAAGCCCCTTTCATTCCGCCAAAACACAGTCCGCCTCCAGGGTTGCCTTCTGGTTATCACGTGGTTACACAGGGAAATACCGCGTATTCCATCAAGAAGGTTGTGATGTTCTGTGCTGCAACCCACTGCATCTGCGTATAAAGGAGTTAGCATCAGTACCTCAGCCCACTGAGATCACGACCATAAATCTGAGCTATGGCAACATCTTCGACCGAGCAAAAACCAATGCAGAAGCGGAGTCAGGTACTCCCGAGTAACTTCCACTCAAAAGAAAAGCAGTACGCAGGCTTCATCACCATTGGTGGAGAAGCTCATGTTACTGATTGGTTTGAAACCAAGGAAGAAGCTGAGCTGGAATTGCGCTGCCTAGAAAAATCTTTAAGCTACGAATTGATTGAAACTGTAGAAATGGAAGGTATGTATCCAGAACGCGCTAGAATCATTGAAGAAAAGTATCAAGCCAGTGGCCGTACTAACGGTTTATACACCGGTTTAAATCTGTCTGATGGCAAGATTTCTGACAACGTTGCCAGTTAACCTAGGTTTCGTTAACTTAGGAACAGTAGAAACATATCCCACTGGAGGCACAGGGCCTACTGCTTATGGTCCCACATCATACTACGGTAGTGATCCACTGCCTCCACGTCTGGGAGATTCTGTTAATAACCCTGTTAATCTGGGGAATCTCACGTCTATATATCGCACGATAAATATCTCTAACTCTCATGGCGGTTTATCCCGTCAACAAAGTACATTTTTTGCATTCAACTTATTAACGCCACGAGCAATCAAAGTAACCCAGAATTTCAGTCAGACTGCAACAACACAGAAAACAAATAAAAACACTTTACTGTCTTTCTACAAAGTAGAAGATGGTACTCATCGCCGAGAACTGCCCATTAATGATCAAGGTTACGTCATTGATGAAGCGTCGGTAGAAAACGGCGACCAAGAAAACCCTAACGTCTGGACTGATTATCCAGCAACGCAGCTCCCTAAAGGAAACTATATCTTTTTAATTACCAACGATATCCGTTATCTAGAAACCACCTACTCAATTTCTTTAGAAGCTTTCATTGCCGACTGGCGCTTTGTGAATGAAAGTGTAGAGGAAGCACTTGACTTTGGATCCATTACGTCGCCAGTAACAGCTACGCTGGACTTTGGTTCAGTAACATCTTGATTCTTTCAAGAAATCTGCTAACCTAATTACAGCTGCATAGCCACCATGAAAACTGTTACTCTCAAAGAATTTGAGCTTAACTTCGATGTTTTCATGGATGACATCATTGAAAACAACCGCCACTATAAGATTACTTATGGTGACGGTAAAGCTGTCATGATGGTTCCTTATACTGAATATGATCTACTTCTAAACACTTATCAAGACTGGATCGAAGAAACTAAAAGCTCGATTGAAGAAAGCTTTTAGTTAACGGCCAAGATCTGTAAGAGGTTTTGAACCAGTAGAAGTTAAACCTAATGCATCAGAATAAGCTTCTCGTGAATCTTTTTTCTTTTTAGGTTTATCCATCACTGGTGGTTTAAACATACCGCTTTCTTCTGCAGTTTTTACTAAACCAGAAAGATCTTTAATTTCTGGAGCACGGTAAGGCTCAATAACATCACCGCCTCCAGTTGTGTATGGATCATAAACAGGTGCCATACCATACTCACCCAGATAACGATTGACGTTTTCTTGACGAGTGGAGGCAGCTAAACGCGCACGTTTCTGGTAAAAATCTGCTAAACCTGTAAGTTTATCTAGATACTCAGGAGATAGGTATTCCCGTACAATGACAGGTTTACCACCTTTAACAACGGTTTCACTCTTAGGTGCGCTGGAGCCCATTGCTAATCTTTACTTCAGCTTGACTTCTATACTTACTCTATCGGAGATAAACCTGTAAACATGGGGCACCACCTGGAACCCACCGACGATCAAAGCAATGATCAAGATCAGCTCAGCGTAGGTAAGAGGTCGCTTCATCAACATAGTCCTTTTACTGAGGATTTTAAAGAATTGCTCAAGGCAATGTCCACTAAGACGATGTTATCACTAATGTCAACCCAACAGAAGAACTTCGCAAAGTCTTTATGGGAAGCTTGCAACTATGGCGGTCGGCCTAAACCAGGTGACCTAAAGCACATGGAGCCTATAAGGGATTACTACGAACTGGTTCTCATGATGGATCATCAGCGCCAGTGGGAAGAGAAACAGTTCTATTGCAAGCAAGCAAAAAATTGTTAGGCTATGGCAAAACAAACCCTATGAATGAGCTATCGTTTTACCGATCTTGATATTGATCTAGTTACGGTCGAGAACTATCAAGAGATTTTAAAACCTTCTTTAGCTCAGCAGGTTACACCGTTCCTGCCGCCAGAGGGAAGCTTTGAAACGCCAGACCTTAAGCGATACCTGGAGCTGGTCAAGAGCTATGAGGTCAGCACAACGGATCTTATTCACGGGTTATCACTAGCTGATCAGATCAGGATTACCTTCAGTGATATGAAACCCGCCACCATTTGTGAGAAGTTTCCCGACATTGACTTAGCAACAAAACGGCGATATCGTTGTGTAGCTGAATATTTGATACGCCAGCAAGAGCTAGCTAAACTCAAAGATGAGAATGGCAAGCTCATTAAGAAACTAGGCAATATGGGAAAGATGGTTGTCATCTATCAACCCCTGCCTAAGATCTGCAAAACCCTACAACAAACCGGACTCGGGCAGTTTATTAAAGATGAGCGACAGGCGGCAAAGGTTAATCAACGGTCTCCTCTCAACAGCCAAAACTGGTGGGGAGAAGAAGATGGCACAGCTTGTGATCGAGAGAATCTGTGCTGACATGTGTGACTTCTACGAGAAGTTCTACGGCAACGAAGGTCCTGGCGCCATGGTGTATGTTCCTGGTACTGAAAAGCCTGAGGACTCCATGTTCTACTTGACGGTCCCAGCATTGATCCAGGCACAGTCTGACTTCCGCTCCAGGGAAATGGATGGTCCTGCTGAGATTATGCAGAAAGCCATTGCCCGTGCAGAATCTATTAACCCAAAGGAGCAGGCTGTTTTTATCCTCCAGGATGAAAAGCAAATGTCCCTGATCTGCTATAAGCGTGATCAGCCACTGCCATTTGCTGAACTGGGAGAGGATGCATAGGCAGCGGGCTACAACAAATAACCATTTTGAAAAGCTCTATCGCATCTACCGACTAGAGGAAGATTGGTGTACACCACCTGAATATCTTCCTCTGATTTATCACACCTTAGGTAGCGTTGATCTTGATCCAGGATCAACAGAACATGCTAATAATGAGTTCTTAAAAGCAGATACAATCTTTACCAAGAAGGATGATGCACTCAACCGCACCGATCCCTGGCGCGGCAATGTGTATTGCTTCCCTCCCACCTATGGCCGCTGCTCCTTTAACAAACACAGGGGCAGCTGGCGCTGGTCATTACGCGGTGGCTTTGGCGCACAGAGTCCGTCTACAGCTTGGTTCAGACGCCTGGAGAAGGACTGGAAGCTGGGCTATGTCAATGCTGCCTTGTTCTTTACGGTGACGCCAGAGGTGATGAGAACGGCTCCTCAGATCTGGGATTATCCAATCTGTATTCCGTCAAAACGTCCTAAGTTGCTGCACGGCAAGACGTTCTACCAGATTGAAAACTTCCCTAAATGGGGATTCTTTGTATTCTTACCACCCAAGGAAGGTGGCTTTAACCGCCTGGATAAGTTTGAAGAAGCCTTCTCAACGATTGGGAAGGTTGTACTTTGAACTAAGACGGTGTAGCGCGAAAGGAATTGCGGTAACCAAGAGAGCGGTCAGTGTTACCGAAACTGGAAGAACCACGTGGCTCGTAAGGGAGCGCAACGATAGGAATAGTACCGCCTTGTGCAGGGAAAACAAACCGATCATCTTGGCTCCGTTCCTGTGTGATAGGCAGCCTAGCGGTTGAACGCCGCGCTTCTAAATAGTTTTGTAAGAAACCAAGGGCCTGATTGTTGTCAGGCATCTCCTTTGCTTCTTTAAAGCGACTGTCAACCTTGTAGGATTGACTCTTCTCAAATGCCATTCTATTATTCTGCCAGCACTAAACGTTAACCTTGTCAGATCCAGTCAATCACCCCAATCATTACACCAAAGGTGGTGTGGAATGTATTGATGCCATCCAATCCTCAATGACAGAGGAGGCCTTCCGTGGCTACTGCAAAGGTAACATTCAAAAATATATCTATCGCTACGAAGATAAACAGAATCCTAAGCAGGATCTATTGAAGGCACGGTGGTATCTGGATCGTCTGCTTCAAACGTTTCCTCAAGAAACTCAGTCAGAGCCTCAACCTCCTCAATCATCAACACCCGAGCAAACGCATCAAGCTCCTGTAAATATTTCTCTGACTCCTCCGGAATTAGACTGCTTGCGTACCTTAGAGGCTCTAGATCTTTTAGATCAGCTTCAAGGAAAGAAGAGCGGGAGCCCGTCGACCGTGGCGGCTCGTTCCAAAGCGTAAAGAATTTAGAAACAATTTCACCGCCAGGGTCTAACCGTAAAAGTTCAGATTCTAAATATTCAATAGCTTTAACCTGCTCGACAGTTCCGTTATAGTTTGCTGCAATGTTCAACAGACACTGGGGCAGAACACATTGATGTTCAACCAACAACGGAACTTCAATATCACTCTGTAAATAAAGATCTAATTCAGCTCTCCTCCTATCCCTTAAGGTAGGATCTGATTGATAATTTCTACGCATAAAGGGAGACCATTCTTTAATGATCTCCTCTTTACTTGCGTTGCTATTGATTAATTCAAGCAGCTTACATTCCTTGAAGTAAGTAATACCTACACTCTCTGCATAGCTTAGGACAGCACCACGCTTCTTTTCATTCAGTGGCATGTAAACCAGATCAGCCACATACTCAGAGAAGACCTCTAGATCTTTCTTGAGCTGCTCATCAATTTCATGGCGCCTAACCTTGGTAAACGGTGTAACTGTCTGGCGGCCAATCTTCTTACTGCCGTAACCAATCAGCCAGGGACCGTCTTCCTTGGTTGCTTTATAGGAGGTATATTCTTCAAACCCAAGATGGATGCGGCAAGGTGTGTACCGCCGCACCAGTTCAAACGCGTAGTCGGTATAAAAGGACAAGGGACCGCTGGCCCCTTATCAGGGCTCAGGGAACAACAACAGAACCGTTATAGCTGATTTCGCTATAGCCGTCTGGAGTGGTCATCAGAACAATATAGTTCTTAGCAGCATTGGTCACAGTCACAGCAACGGCACCTTTGCCCTTGCCTGCTTTTGCAATGTTAAAGAATTTCTGATAACCGGTTGGCGGGTTGCCAGCGGTGTAGTCATCATCCTGGAAGATCTCGATGGTTTCAATACCAACGCTACGATCAATGGTCACAATGATGTCGCCAGTAGTTCCGGGGTTCACCAGGAATGCACGCTGACTTAAATCACCAGTGGAACCAGGCAGAGCATCACCTTTATAAACCAGCTCAGCGCCACTAGCGGTAAAGGTGTCTTGCGTTCCTTGAAAAGTGCGGGTAGCCATTATCAGTTAATTTGGTTTTGCGTTTGAAACTGGAAGGAGATGTCGGCATCAATACCGTGTTCTTTAAGGATGCTGAGGAACATCTGACGGTCCATCATTTTCATGTGGAGCATGTCCACGAAGGCTTCCTCTAGCTCATCACGGTCAAGATCCTTGATTGCCAGAGCTGCTGCATGGATAGCAAATTCACTATCAATGGGCAGATCCAGGGCATTGGCATCCATTAAAAATTTACCAATCCGTCACTACATCCTAACAGCTCTGCAATTTTTGGCTACTAGGCCATTGCAGGTTGATCACCAAGTGGAATGTACCGTTGGTCTACGGTGAAGTACGGAATATCTGGTGCGCCCTCTGATTCCTCTGGGTTGAAATCAGGAAGCCTTTCTGTGACGTAGCCGTTGAGAAAACTTTTTGTATCCATGATTAAGAATTGATGAACTTACAACACAGGTGCAAGCATAAACACTGGCAAAAACAATGACCAGAGTTGCCATCTCACGCAGCAGCAACATGGAAAGTTACAGTTGCAGCAGTGCCACCGCTCTCGCTAACAAAGTTAGGCCGAATCCATTTCACTGGACGGCCCGACACAGAATAGGATGTATTGCCGTTAGCAGTAATTGTTTGATCAGCAATGATCGGTGCATAGTTTGTTCCATCAATGCTGCCTTCTAAACGGACAACAACATTAGTATTGATGTTACTAACCAACACAATTAAGGTGTAGTCACTTGTAGAAAACAAGTTGTTAACTGCAACTTGCAAGGTATTGCCAACACCAGGGGCGGTTAACGCTGCATTAATATCAAAGATTGTGTCTTGAAAATAGTTAACCATGATTACCCCAGGGTGGACTTAAGCAGCCATTGGAATTTTTTGTGAACGCGGCCGCGCTCTACAGCCAAGTCTAAGGTGAACTGATCTTGCATTGCCTCTGCTTCTTCTGCTAGCAGATGGAACGATTCAGCTACGGCATTGTTGTTAATAGCAAGCGTCCGGATCATGGCATCTTGATCAAAACAATTCTCAGGCACTGGCGCCAGCATTGAATTGTTAAGATCTTCTACACTCATTGGAGTGCTGATATCTAAAGAACGCAGGTGTTCAGCAATGGTATCGAGACCACCCTGCAGTTCTTCGTAGATCTCTTGGGTGAGTTTGTGGATGGAGTAAAACTTACTGCCCATCAGATTCCAATGGACAATATAAGTTTGATTGAGAAGATGCGATGTATCCCGCAGCAACTGTACCAGATGACAGTAACAGGTTGTTTTGGAATCCATTTTTACTTTAGCCATTGCTTTTACCATTTAACCTCAAGCTGGAAAAAACTTCTGAGTTTTTGAAAACCATTTTCCATCTGCAAATAAAAACTCGGGAGGGCAACCAGTCTCAAGGCGGCGCTTAAGAGCATCTGGATCTTTACCAGATATTCTAGCAGCGTCATATAAGCACATCTTCTCTCCTTTGTACTCAACAAAAATATTGTTTCTTTTATTACGATTTTGATCATATGCTGTAGCCCACCGAACATTTCCAGGAGCATAGTCTCCTTGAGGATCAATTCGGTCAAGAGTACATTTATCTGGTCTAGGACCTAACTCATTCCAGAACTCATCAAAGGATTTAAATAAAAATTGAACATGACCATAACAATTCTTGTGGTTATCTTGAACTCTTTTTTTAGCTCTGTAATAACTTTTATATGCTCCTAATTTTATTGGATCATGTTTTGCTGATGGTTTTTTAACATTGCACTTTATACCTGTACGCGCGCAAGATCTACAGACCCACTCACAACCTTTCCGATTATATTGATCTATTCGAATAGATGCTTGTTTTTGACAGGTTTTGCATTTTACGTCAACGTAGTTCCAACGTGGTGAAGGCATGAGGTCAGAAGCTCAGACCCAACTATACCACTTATAATCATCCACTTCACGCGGTCAGCCCAGAAGGCAGCTGACATTTTTCCTTTGGCAATGTTTTTAGCATGACGTGCTTTAAAACTTTCCCTGCGTTTACGGTAACTTTCTGATTCACCTTGTTTTTTAGGTGAGCCAGAAACACCTTGCTGGCCAAAGCGAATGATCTTTTCTTTTCCATTCTCGCACGCCTTGACTACATGCGATTTGGTTGGGTGGCCAGGAGTGCGCTGCGGTTTATTGCAGGCCATCCGTTCCTTCGCTAACCGCTTGGCCTTTGCACGATCTGCCATGGCGTCAAACGTAATTAGAGCGACGTTCTTCGCTGATCACGGTCATATCAGGACGACCTTGAGCCAGCTTCTGCCAGTTGGTAGGCCAGCGCTCATCACGCGTTTCCTTTAAGTTTTCTTCTGGAGCCGGAAAATCTTCTGCGCGGATGTAACGATCCAGAAAATCCTTACCTGCTCCTTCTGTATCTTCTGGAGGCATCATGCGCTTACAACAAAGTCAGTAACGTTGAATAGAGAAACAGTCTGAGGTTTCTGCTCTAACCACTGTTTAATTTTACTTTCCCTTTCCTCAGAGTACAATGGATGCCCTTTTTTAAACCAGGCAAAGGGCAGATCCGATGCTTTTGATTTATTACAGGAGGTGCAACAACAAGCTAGGTTGTTGCGGGTGTTGTGTCCACCTTTGTGTTTAGGAACAATGTGATCAATTGTGGCAGTACGTTCACACAATTGTTTTTCACAGTATGCACATTTCCAATGCCAGGCTTCAAATATTGATTCTCTAAATTTCTTGCGAGCACTCTTAGGAGTTAAAACAATGAGATTAACTAAAAGATCGTTCTCACAATGAAACATGAGCGGTTCATGATTCCTAACATCAGGTTAGGGTGCACAAACCTGTACTACCTGCTAAGCTGCTGGAGTGCCCGGATAGCCCAATCGGAAGCAGGCAAGCGATTTAAAATCGCTACAGTGAGGGTTCAAATCCCTCTCCGGGTATAACGGGATATAGCGCAGCTTGGAAGCGTGCCTGATTTGGGTTCAGGAGGTCGCAGGTTCAAATCCTGCTATCCCGATTAATCAGTTAAACCAATCTCTTCTAAGAACAAATCAGTATCTTGATCTGCTGGATCATAGTCTGCATCTTCTAAAAGTTTTAACAAGAAGTGATGCACACGCTCTGTAACCCAGCGTAGATCCTCATCATTAACATCACAGACAATTGCATTAAGACGGAGTTCACGGGACGGCTCCCGTACATAATCTGCAATTAACTCCAGAGCACGATATCGTCCCTTGGTGAACTCACCGAGCATCAGTCTGCACCAAGACCACCAAGAGCTGCCTGTACAGCCTCGGTATCAGCAACATCCTGGCGGTCCTTGACAACCGTAAGGATCTCAAGGGCACCTTGCACTTTGAGGTAACCCTCTTTACTGCGCATCAGTTTCTCTTCTGTTGCACGGATATCGTCAGCAAGCGCCTTGAGTTGTGCGTTTAACCCCGACTCCAGTTCAGAAATAATTGCGGACATAACAATGATTGATCTAGGCAAATAATAACTTATTTGAGATCAATCCACCAACCAGTGTTAGGTCCATCCACAGTCCAGCGGCGCTTAAAGAGGTTATAGCTATAGCGCAGGCGTTCACCGTTGGTGCTGATGTAGGTGCCACTGTAGTTATCAATTTCACCCCAGGGGTCATGGACAACAAAGCGTTGCTTCTCTTCTTCATAGCCAATGACACAAATCCAGTGACCGCTTCCTGTTGGCGCATTAGCTGGTCCTTTATGGAGGATGCCAACAGGACAGGGGAAACCTTGATCAATGCGTTGCTTGAGATCTTCAATATTGCCGTTTTGCTTGAAAGCCGCTTTTAATCCAAGCTGCTGCAGCGCTTTGACCTGGACCCAGGCTTCTGTGGTATCACCAATAGCAAACACTTTCTTAATGTAATCATTATCATTGGCGATACAACCAGGCCGCAGATACATCGCTGCCATAGCGCAGCTGGAGGAGAAACAGGTGCGGCCAGCATCTCTGTAGTTGTCCCGCTGGGACTGATAGGGAACAGGCAGGATCAGGCCGTCGTAGAGCACCTCTGCTTTCTCAGCAGGCTTGGTCATGGCACCACCTAGGCCATACCAGTGTTCATCAAAGGCCCACCAAACACCAAGGCCCCAGGGAAGTAGAAGCTTAGTGTGCTTAGCACGTTTCTCAAGAACTTGAACACCTTTATATTCCCGATCTTTTTTAATTGGAACCCGTTGATTGAGTTTCAGTTCACTGCTAGGAACTGGTTCTTTCTTAAGAAAAGTATTTGTGACGCAGCGAATATCAATGGTTTCTATGGGCTTGAGTTCAGCGCCAGAGGTAAAGAGTTCAACTTCTTTCTTGCGCCGCTCTACAAGTCCAGGGAGGACCACACCATCACCCTTAACCCACTTAGGTAACTCTTCTTGTGCAACTTTATTAGGATCTTCTTTGTTATTAAGACGCTTGCGTAATGTGGATTCTTCTAATGCACCGAGGCCACAGTTAAATGCAAAGGATACCAATGCATCAAATTGTTGTTGATTTAAAGGAACCGTAATTAAAAGATCAACACCCTGCTCAAACTTAACCAGATCACGCCGTAACATCTTATTGGCACGATCTTCTGTAATCACCATCCCTGGAGTTACATCATCTCCTGTATGACCGTAACCAACAGTCCATACGCCAACAGGACAAAGATAGGATTCAAGGCGTAAACCTTCAAAGCTTTTAATTAGGTTTAAGCCAGTCTCAGAAATCTTCACAGCAATCTAGATGCTGCGTTTATTGTATCTAGTCTGCATTCCTTGACAGGCTAATCAAGGTTGTCAGTACACCCATCATGACGGCAATGGTCCGTGAATCAACGTCACTACAGCCCATTGGAGCAGGATCTATTTTGTCACCTTCTAGTGTCCCTACATACTTGGCATACCAAGGCCAGATGGTAGGAAGCACATAAAACCGACAAGCACCCCACTGCAGTACAGCTACCACCAGGATTGCTGTAGCGGTCCCAACCACAGAACGCCACAGCCAATCCTTCATAGCAGACTATCCTTGTTCTCTAGTGGGGTCAGCGGGCGCGGGCGTAATTGAAGAATTGACATGCCTTATGTAAGGGGACCTGGAGGCGTAAACGTTCCGGTGTATTTTGCATAACCCTTATAAACAGCAAGATC